TGTTGCTCGTAGGTAGTATTAACTTCTTCTGCTGGTTTTGTTTGGTTTTCATTTGCCAGTTTCCATCCAGCAGCACCAGCACCAAAGATACTGGCAAGGGCAGCAACAACAGAAATGGTTTTAGAAAAACTCATCAATAATCTTCCTCGTCAAAGATAAAGTATTCGTAGATTGCAGACATCACGGCATCTTCAATCCTCTCGATAATAGCACCTTCAGAAGGATTCTCAACGTGTTTGTGTGCTAACGCATACCCACGACGCACACCTTCTTCGATTGCCATTTCTAAGATGACACGGGTTTTAGGTTTCATTTCTTCACCTCACAAGCAGGAGTCATATCAACTAAGATTGCAGCAAGTTTCAATCCACCAAGCACCGCAGTTGGAGCAATAAAAATTAACAACAGAATGCCAAGTGGAATGGCAACATATTCCTCAAAAAAGCTTTTCATTCTTCATCCTCCACAGGGAACATAGCAGCATACTCTTCATCAGTGACAGTGAGAATCTCTAAGGTGCCATTCTCAGTTGCCTCTGTGATTTCCTCATCATACATCACAAAGTAGCGAGCAAACTCGTGTAGACTGGTGCTGCCAAACTCAACAACACCATCAATCAGGCAGAGATAGTTCATCGCATTTCAGTCAGGACTTCAATAAAATCAATAATACAATCTTTGGGAATGTAGAATGGTTCTGCAGTTTTCCGTTCTTCAATTCCGTGAGTTGCGTAAGGAGTAATCTCTACAGAACCTTCACCATCATCAGTGAATTGGTAGAACCAACCATCTTCGTGGTGAATACGAATTTGTTTTGTGATTTGGTAAGTCATAAGATTACATCCTTGATTTCAGAAATGATTTCCCAGTGTGCATCTGCTTTGTCACCGAAACGATTACTTCCAGTGCGAGTGCTGACCCACATAAAGTATTTGCGATTCTCTGATGCTAAGAATAACTCACCACCAGTATCCTGCTCTACAATACAAACAGGATTGTTATCCATGATGTTAGCAAAACGATTCTTTGCCTTGCTAGATTTAGGTTTTACAATAACCTTTCTCATTTATCAGCAATGATAGCAACAATCAAGATGGTAGCAATGGCACAAAGAACAATCAGAGCACTAATCCACAGAGGAGAAAGAACCCAGACCCAAGGCCAAGTAATATGACCAGTGAGTTTCAGACCAATAAACAGAACAGTCAGCAGACCAGGGAATCCGATACCACTGGAGGAAGAAGAAGAATTGCTAGACATTTGCTTTGTTTCGTTCAACATTGATAATATAACACCCCTCAACCGTGAAGTCAAGGGGTCATTGATAAGTGTTACGGATATTTGCCGACGATACCAATAGTATATCTTATCTGTCCACCAAATCCCGTGAATGATGGATCTATGTCTGCTCTAATATCTGATACTACAGCTTTTCCATTTGCAACTTCTTCCAATACCTTGAGAAAATGTTTTTCCATTTCTGTTGTTGGTTTAGGAAAAGCAAAACATGTTGATACTGAAGTTCTAGTAACAGGTGATGTGGTTTTGCCATTACTAATCAATGCGTCTGCTTTAATATAATCACCATTCATATTCATTCTACCATTCGATATAGTAGCAGTAGGAATGACTTGATCAGTTAAACCATTATATACTGAAAGTTCGTTAGTAGCAGCATTAAAGGATAGTTGACCATGCACAGGAGCATTAGTAATTGCAGTAGTAAATGCACCACTGTGAAGTGCATCCAGCTTCTTCCTCAATTCTTCCCTAAGTTTCTCCTCTCTATCTTCTACAACTTCCTCTACGACTTCTTCTTTCTTCTCACCATACATTTCGTCGAATGTATCGAGCAATGGATTAGTCATAATTTCTCCGATAATACTCTAAGTTGCGGGGGGCAGTTGTAAGAAAATCACAGCGAATCTCAAACCATTTCCAGCGGAATGTGAATCCTGTTACAGATCGACTGCCGAAACTAATCAGCAGCATTGGGAATATCTCAGTGGCAGGATAATCATCCCACTGAATACAAACATCTAGCAGTGAGAATAGAGGATACCATGGGAACAGTTGGAAATACCATTCATGCCCATAGTCTTCGTAGTGTGCTGCGTCAAATAGTTTCACAGGTTCTCCACTTCTTTGGATAGGGTCATCATATCACCCTTATCAAGTACAGTCAAGTTATTGAGTTTCTGTGCTGTCATGCTCTTCACATGTTCCATGGTTTTGCGAATGATAGCAGCAACAAGTTTCTGTTCTGTATCTGCCCATGTGTTTCTCTCATGCCATATATCATCCATGAGTTTTTGTGCTCTAGTTGTCATTTTCCTAACCTCAATACACGCTCATCAGACAGCTGGGGGTGAAACAAATCATCATATGGGTAGATGTATTCATCATACCACCCAGAACAAATGGCTTCCCAGAACTCACCATATCCCCACTTATCACCGTCATTATAGCAGTCTAGAGCATACCAGAAGTCGTGGAATCCGTCAAGGAAATCTTGCCACTTTGATTGTGTCTCAAATCTCATGATGTTTCATCACTCCAATAGTATTTTAGTTGATCTCCAGTAATATTCAAGTGATAGATTTTGCCATCCTGACCATAAACACCGATCCACAGTGCTCTTTCATTCATACTTTCCAGATGAAACATCTTCACATCTTCCAGTACAATTTCATCTGGATTTTCAGTAAATCTACTCATGAGTAATTAAAGTGTAAATGTGTTTCCCAAGTAAAAGCAGGTTGGTCTCTCCATTGCATCATTTCTGCGACGAAATATGGAATAAACCTTGTATATTTGTCTAGAAACTCCCTCTCAGTAAGTTCCTCAAAACCTTGCATATAATAATCACAATCAACAAACTTTACGAACTTTTCATACTCTCGGTCTCTATCATCAATTTTCTGATAGTTACGGCAGATCTTCAACCAAAATGATCTACCCTCACCAGTCGCACAATAATCAATCGCAAAGAAACGATAAAAAGGTTTGTCATCCATTGTTTTGTCTCACTCTTTTAAGAAATGCAGTTGCTTGCTCATCCAATCGTTCAATCAAATCTTCAATATCAGTAATTGCAATATGAGTGTATTCTTGATTGAGGTGTTCACAGCGAAGCGCATCAATCATTGATTGAAATGCAATCATTTGCTGATGTTCTGGTGTGATAGGTGTTCCGTGAGGAAGTCCAGCACATTCCATATTGTAGTAATCATTATATCGTTGAAGAACACGATTACTTCTCTCGCGGCGTTCTGCTTCTTCAAGCATTTCTTCGTGTGTCATAGTGTTTTTCCTCGCTGCCCAACCTAGATTAGGCCAAGTGTCATGATAGATTTGATTGAGTTTCTCGTTATCGTAGTATGTCAAATCGGATACCTTTCGAAACATGCAGAATTGTACATTCCAGGATGCCCAACAATCTTAATCTTAGTGTGCTGTGTATGGACCTCTACACGCTCCACACCATAAACGTACCCCTGAGTCAAGACTTTGTTCGGATCATCGTTAGAACCCCACGCAATCTGCTCTGGTGAGCATCCAAGAAAGTAAACAGTGTCTCCAGGATTAAACATTACAGAATACCTACCGATTTAAGATAACGACGATATGCCATATAACGTCCTAGGTGTGGTTGCCCAGGAACATTTAGTTGATGGCAGATTTCACTATAGCATAAAAATTCGTACCATGGAGTCGTTGGATCGAGAACATGATACGGATATTCACGATTAGAGTTTTCCACCTACCACACCCTCATACGAAGACCCAACATTGTCACTCCATCCTTCTTGTACTCCCTTAAGATAAAACCTGGTGGCAGAAATACATAATTCTTTCGTGAGGGACGTGATAAGTGGTTTCCCATCTTTGTCAAAAGAGTGCCACAATTTGTACGGAGTTTCTTCAACATAAAAGGCATCATCATAGAAAGTTCGTTCGTTGTTCTGGTTGCTCATCAGGTACTCCTTCAATAATAATCTTGGCTGGTTCATCATTCCAGTGTCGAATCACACCAGCAACAATGAACATGTTTGTAATTAAATACGTTGCAAATATAATCGTCCTGACAATCGCAACTTTATCAGCAACACAATCTTTCTTGTGTGCCTTTTCTCCTAGTGCCTTCGCCCAAAGTCTCCACATCACACCCATTCTGGTTTTCTATCTGGTTTACGAAGGTAATTATCCTTTACCCAAGGTTTAGATGCAACATACATTTTATATGCTGTAACATCATCTATGTTACTATCTAGTTTGTATTCGTTGGGCATGGCACGGGCAAACTTTTCCACGTTGGTATATTCGTAGATAGAAGTTCCTTTAGAGTGCATCATTGCCATTGCCTCTTCAATAGTAGACTGACAAGAATGACGTTTACCATACCTGTGAGTATACTCGAAGCAAAGACCCAATCCATGAGCAATCAACCATGCTAAGTTAGCATGACTTTGTGCTGCCCATTGAGTACAGGGATGATTGCGAAATGCACCTTTAGTAGTTGCATAAGCATCACCATCTTGCTTGTGAATAGGACCCCAACTATGATACCAGTCAGAATAAACAATAGAGAGCATTTGACATGTCTCTAGAGCCATTTTGACTACATGTTTGTCGGGTAGCAATGTTGCAGCAACAACAGGATCTTTATCGACTACGAATATATTCATGATAAAGTTTGATGTACTTCTGGTAGAGTAGTTCTAGTGTAGCAGCATCTTCGGATTCGTCAAGTTCCAGCAAAGTATCTCTACAATCCTGCAACTTGTCACACAATTTCATAATATCTAGATGACTCATGTTACTTGTTCCCTAACTTGTGTGTAGACAACATCAAACATTTCATCAAGAATATCAGAACAACGCCAATACTCATTGCTGTCAAGAATAGTTTTATCCAGTTGATAGCGACGGACTGCATCATAGATGAGTCGGAGTTCTGCGTGATTAAACTTCGGAAGTGTAGTCTGCGTCATGATACTTTAGATACTCACGGAAGGTCATTTTCATTTCTTTCTGCGTCATACCACAATGGGCAGCAGCAGCGGGGAGGTTCATCGTAGCACGAAAGAGTGCTTGATTTGCCTCCTTAACGTTTTCTGGTGTGGTTTTTACTCCCACTTAAAATCTCCTGTATGTAGATTATCGAGTTTGTCAAACAGTTTGTCAACCGATTTCAGTTTCTCAATGTTACACATGAGATCTGCAATTGCTTGATTGATCATTGGTCGTTCGTTTCGTGCTGCAAAAGCAAGTGCATTACGCAACGATGCTTGTGCTTCATCCAGCGATTCTTCTACTTGTTGCGATAATGCCATAATTAAGTCATTGCGAGTTGAATAAGTTTTGCCACCTCAATGATAGCAAAGAAGGAACGGACGACAATCATATCCCACATTTTAACCTTATAGAAATAAGGCCATGAGAGAAGATTACCAACCAGTCTAACATAGACTCCGAGTTCTACGCTATTGAACAATACGACTGCATACCCGACGATAAACAGAAGATTCCCAATAATTCTGCAAATGTTTAACATTGGGAATCTATGGATCAATCGGATGCTCGCCATTGTGTAAGTTTAGCACGTTTTTGCTGAAATTCTTCAACAGCATCAAGAATGATTTTAGCAGATTCTTGAGCATCTGCTTCATCCCAACCATCATTCTGCTGCCCACTGATATAGTAGGAGTACAGTTGATCTTTGATTGCATCCATTAGTTTATCGTAGTGTGTCATCCTACCAGTTGTCGAATAAGTTCTTCTTCATCACCGAGGACTGCATCAGTCCAGTTGTCATCTTCATCAAACTCATTGATACGATCGTATTGATCAATCAGAGAGAAATCGAAGTTGTCCATGAGGTCGTCTGTCATTAACAAGATTAGTATAGGGTAAAGAAAAGGGGGTGTCAAGCCCCCTATTGATCAGTTCTTCTTATGGTTCCATGGGATCGGGGGAAGTCCTAACTCTTTGTTGAACTTATTTAGATCCCTAAGAAGTTTCCACTTGAAGTATATTCGCATTACTTCTGTTTGTGCGTGTCTGATCTTAATATTCATAAAAACTAAAATCTGATTCATTCCCTCTGGATATTCCCAGAATAAGTACACAAGTACAAGAAGAAATAGAATAAAAAACTGATAATTCATTTAGTTTTAGAAAACAAATTTATATTGACTCTCAGATCCATAGGCATACCCTCTAGGAGGAGCAGGAGTAGCAGCAGGGTATGGTTGTCCAAAAACAACAGGTGCTGCATATAATTTTCTGATTAAATAACCTTCTGGAGTCTGAAGAGTTTCCCCATATCGTATCTGTGGGGCTACATTTTGAGGTACCGTAATAATTGTTGGAGCATCAATCATTTCTGTAAGTAGGGGTCAAATACTGTAAGCAGATGTTCCCACATCTGTTTCTCTTGCTTAGAAGTCTGCTTTGTAGTTTGTTCCCAGTCAAGTAGTACATTGACCAAAAATTTACATTCTGAAGTAGACAACTCAATGGTCTTTAGATTGTTCAACATCATGATTAGTTTTTAGAAAGAGTAATCGTAAGAATATTCGATATCCAGTTCTGGATAATCGTCGTATTGGACATCATCTTCTTGAGATGAATTTTCGTAGAATGATACTTCTTCAGGAAGATCCATTTCAGCACCAGTCTTCTTCAGTGAATTCATTGTAGTTAGCATTGAATTTTTTATTGCCTTTGTTTTTACGACCTTGCTGATAATCATCTTCGGAACGATAACGTTCTGAATTTGCACGATAACGCTTATCCTTGGAAACTTTCCCCCAGGAGTGATAATCATCACGTCGATATGTACGACCCATTAGTTTTTGTGTCTTTCGAATGAACTACTTCTATATAGTACCTCATGAGGCGAGACCTGTCAAGCCCCCTGACCGAGCATTTTTCTTTTATCATATTTCCACTCAGAATGTGGACCATTTGCATCAACATACTGAAGGAATGCTTGAACATGTCTATTACCTGTGAAAGGTTCTCTCCAATGTGGATATTCAATACCTTTATAGATGCATACATCACCTACATTTAGTTCATAAGATCTGATTTCACCATCAACTTCAAAAAATATAGGCCAATCAGTTTCCTTTTCGAGGCAACAGGTAACTCCATACTCAGAACTAGGACGGTCTGTATGACGTTCTAGGACACTTTGGTTTCCATATATCCTTCCATATGAATATGTTGGATACAGAGTCATCTGGAGTTCTCTCTCCACCTTTGGGTGCATCCACAACAAAAGAGATTCTAGAAATATAGGACTGTAATATCCAAATGCATTTGCAATAGTTGGATCTGGTGGATTATTCAATAGTAATCTCAGCATTTCCATGTTGGTAGAAATATACTTGCACATCTCTACTGGAATTGCATTTCTAATAACTTTAATCATAGACTTGATAAATTCATGTTAATGACACAGCGATACGGTTGTGTTTTCGTATAAGAACTCGAATGGTAATAATTTCCTGGGAAAAGAAGAAGTCTACCTTTTTTTGGTGCAACTCTCTGCTTAATTGTCCACTCATTTCGTTTTAAGTAATATTCATCCCTCTCAATCGTAGGAATATCCAACTTCTGATCGAAAATTACAGTATCACCATCACAGTCATTCACATAATATAGTGCAACATAATGTTTACTGTAATTATCAACATGAGGCATATGATAATCCATTGTTGAATCTGGATTGCCAAGTACAAAATTGAACCTCATTCTATCCAGGAAGTTGAAAGAAACTCCAGTCTTCTCAGTGATAGACAATACTAGAGGATAGATTGTGTTGAAGAAGTTAGAAATTGGTTTCTGCTCTTCATACAATTCATGAGTAAATCCATGAATATTCAGAGGTTGTTTCCCATATTCATAAGCAACAATATTTTTCCTAAAGTACCAGGGAAAAGTAGCACTATTAACAATGCTCAAAATGTGATTCTGATAATCTCTACTGATGAAATCATCTATAACGATAATATCTTTCATATAGCATGTCCAAAAAACACTAGGGTTAATCTTGCAGTATCAATATCTTTACCAAAGAAATTATCTGCACTGTGCCAAACTCTAGGATCGAAGATATTGCATCGATTGAATCTATTCTGAACTGTAATACTTGGAATCCATTGAGATCTATGATCTTTTCTGTATTGATCATACTTCCTTCGGCCTTCAATGTCATCAGAGTTCACTTCTTCCATGAACATCTTAGAGTAATCATCACCATTAACATCCATTCTATCATTATAGAATGTAGTACCAGAATTAATTGGAGTTGGATCTGGATTTAAATAAACCATTCCAGCAACATTATACTTATCATCGTCAGTGTGAATCCACCCACTCCCATAAGTGTCATCAATAATTTGAAAAGAAGTCTGAAGAATAGAAAATGAATTCTTATCTGGGATATGATGAACTAACTTAGATGCAAAAGTATGAAAGAGAGTAATATCTACTTCATCTAGAAAATTACTTCTCAATCCAGGCCAATTTCCACGATCACCTTTAAAATATTCCTGCTGTAAAGCAAAATTCCTAACAAGAGATGGAGTTTCAAAGAAATTGTCAATTGTAATTAGTGGTAATCTATTTTTCATTCTGTTACAAAATTAAAAGTAAGTACAAGTCTTCGAGAACACATTTTAGGGCAACCACTTGCATGATAGTGCTTACCATCAAAACAAACAAATTTACCTTGTTCTGGTTTTATTCTTTGTTTGATAGTATATTTTTCATTTTGTTCAGTCTCATTGAAGATATAGGTATCTCCATCACAGTCATTGAGATAATAGAGTCCAACTTTATGCTGATACTGATAATCTACATGTGGATTATTGTAAGAATATGGTAAGTGTGGCATACTGTATACAGTATTCAGAAGAAATCCAAGTCTAACTCTCAGCAAATCTTTGAGAACCATATTCTCTCTATGTAAGAATTCAAGAAGAATTGGATAATAAGAATTCAAATACTGATTAGATTGTCCTTCATTATACATCAAATTACAAAATCCCTGAGTATTCTTCTTACCCTCGGTGGTTCTTTCGTTTGTAACTTCAGGAAGATAATGCCAATCAAATTCTCTAGACGTTGCTAGATCAAGTAAAAACTTCTGTTGAGATTTGGGAATAATGTCTTGAATTGTAATGATGTCATTCATAGTTTATCTTGTAATAATTACGATCTACAGACTGATTTGAAGTCGGTAACTTTTGCCAACATGGTATACTCATAGACAAACGTTTTCCTAAAGGAACTGCCCAATGATAAGCCCTAGAAGGAATATACAATCCATCCCCAGGTTTAAGAACAACTTCGGTTTCAACCTGTAGTTGATCTTCACTCAATGTGTGCTGTTGAGTTCCTGTCTTATATAGTGACGATATGCGATTCTTAAAGATCTTCCAATGAGTTTCACCTTCTACCTGAATTATGAAGTTGGAAGGATAATCATCATGAATTTTAAATGACTTTGAATCCTCCAGACCACAATACACATGAATTGCAGTATCTATATCAAAGATTCGTTCAAAGACATTCAATAGATCATTCGTCTTCTGACTATAGAATCCATAGTTCATGATGATGAGAGTATTACCTGCATTGATTCCATCAGCAAGAAATCTTTTGTCCTGTACAAGTTTGTTACTAATCCAGGCCTTCTGCTGTGCAGGAATATTGATCTTGTTTGAGAACTTATCAATCATCTCAAAGTCAAACAGATGAGGATTGTTCACACAGGTCTCAACATCTTGCCAAGAAAGATAGTCTTCTGGATTGTCTAGAAGGTTTTCAAAGTAATGAGATCTATCATTCACAATCAGATTAGTCTCATTTAAAATTCTTTGTCCGATGTTATACATTGTACTTGATTGCAATGTTGAATGAAATCGAGATTCTCTCTTCTTCCGTTTCGTTTTCATCTACGGAGTGTGGAACATAAGATGGAAATAGAATCAATCTACCAACCTTTGGAGGATACTTACATACGCTTCCACTGATAGGTGTATAGTTAGCAACTCTAGATGCTGAAGTTACAATGAAATCTTCCTGAAAGTTCTTGTAGAACACAATCTGAGGACTATCATCATTGCACTTCACATAATAGACACCAGATACAAATGACCCATGGTGAATGTGAGTCTTGTTTGAATTGTTCTTTTGATTGATATTCACCCACATATTACCCATCTCTAGGGTTGTGCTTGCATCATATCCATAATCATGTAAGCACTGGTTTGCATTTACCATGATGTAGTTATACAGTTCTGGTAGATCTTTAGGATTAATATCGTTAGATTGCCAACCCCCAAGATTACTAATGCTTCTACCAGCAGGATCTTTCTCTCTAGCAGTATAACAATACTGTAATATGGTTTTGTTATCAATTCCAGTGTCAGTCCACCACACTGGAGTAGGGAAGTAGTAATCTAGATTCATAAGACTATGGGGATAAAACTAAAGTTTTCACTAATCATGTTAGAAGTTTGGAGATCAAATCCTAGGGTAATTCTTTCGTCATCAAAGTCTTCATCTACTCTAACGTGATGATATCTGAATCCAGGCCCAATATAAATCTGACCTGGTTGATTCTGTATCTCATACATTATATTACCATTATGCGAATCTGTAAAGACCGTGGTTGTTTTGTGATCAGTGATACTTATATATCCATGAATTGGAAAGTCATGACTATGTGATTGCAATACTTGATCCTTAGTGTGTAGGTTAATCCAACTCTGCAACCACAACTGATCATGAGTAGTTGTATAATCTCGAATACATCTCAATAACTCTGTATAAAGTTTGTACACATGTTGATTACATGATGCAATACTAAAGAAATTGTACATGTAGTAATAATCTGTAGAGTTATTCCTACCAAAGATATGATGAAATTTGTTGTTGGATAACTTGATGTAGTCTGTGAGTTCTTTTACTTCGATATCAATTTTATACGTTTTGTAGTCATTCATATCATAGGAGTGTAAGAGATAGCATATGTGTGAGACCACCTGAAGTCCACAGAAGAATCAATGTATGGTGAATGAGGAGTATGAGAATTGTATAGAGTCATCTTAGATTGAATACTAGGTGCAATTCCAACAGGTTCAAATCCCCAATATTCATACTCATCTTGACTCATATTCTTCCACTCAGAAAGTCTCTTCCTATCAAGAAAAAGTTCCTTACATTCATTGAATCTTGGATGAGATTCGTGTACCTGAAAGTCAAAGTACATTTTATTATCATCACCTCTATAAGTTTTGCCCTTATATTCATATAGAGATGTTCCAGAAGTACCTTCTTTATGATCAGAAAACCAAAAATTTGCAACTACACCACAAGGAAAATCCATATGAGGTAATCTAAAGTATTCGAGTGGTTTTGATTTCTCCCTAAAGTATACATTTCCCCACTCACTAAATCTCATATCAAAGTGAGGAGGAAACTGAGGTTTGAAATAGGTTTTGATTAATATTAATATTCCCCTACACATCCATTCGGGTAAATGAATAGCCTCAAATGGGTTTGCTTCTTTACACTGTTGGTTGTTGTGCGTTTTGATAATAGGGAAGCAAGATGCCAATTCTTTATACATTTCAAATCCATTATCCAAGAATGGATTATCTGCTATCCAATATCCTACAGTGTCAGTTAATTTAATGTATTGGATATTCCATTCATCATACTTTTTGACTTTAATTACGTCGTCAAATTCATTTGCATCTGGATAACAATATCTAAAATTCATTTCATGTTCCCTTTATGTTATAAGTAAGAACTATTCTTTCTTCATCAGTAGAATTCTCTTGTGTCCTATGATTAATCCATGGAGGAAAGATAAGAACGTCATTTGTAGTAACTTCCAATTCTCTCCACAATTGCTTCTCTGGATTGAATGGTAGTCCAAGTTTATGGTACTCTAAAGGATCTCTAAACTCAATATTACCAGATCCTTCTGGACACTTCAGGTAAGCAGAAACAACCATGTCAGACATATTATGAACATGTTCGACGGTTTTTCCTGTTCTTCTGTGAACATTAATCCATGACTTGGTGATGATACTATTGGAAGATAAAAGTTGATTCATCTCCCAAATATATGCAATTCTAGATACCAACCATTTGTGATAATCATTTAAGAGTGGAGAGTTATGAGGTTCTAACTCGTTATCATAAACTCCAACTCTTGCTGTGGATATTGCATCACCAGTTTCTAATAGACTAGACTCTGGTGATACAGACCAATGAGTTCGCAGAGACTCAATCAGAGGATTAAGTTTATCTAAATCAAACTCGTATTTAAATTTCCAAATCAAAGGTGGCCATAAATGTATTGGTGTTCCATCCATAAATCAAGAAATTCCACACTCCTCTTTTGCTAATTCCAGACCTTCAATAGCACCTTGAAGTTTAATGATTAGTTCATACATCTCTTGACGCTTTTGAAAGTCAATTGTAGTAATACCATAAGGATTTAGTTTGGTATCAGCAAATTCTACCTCAAGTTTTTCTTTATCTTCAATTGCCATTTGAATTTGACCTTTAAAATTATCAATCAGTTCATCAATAGTCATAATTTCCGATCTCCTGTTCTATAGCGTTTAAAAATTTCTGTCACTCTATTTATTCTAGATTGAACCGAATCATATCTCATTGTATTGCATCTATTTGCATAGACAAATGATTCCTCCATATCATACTCCACTTGTCCAGCACTGTCAATAATGGTCTCAAAGTTATTGAGGTTCAAATACTTCCTATTTACAGGTACGTACTGAACTAAAGGTGTTCCAGCCTTTACAAATGTTTCACCTTCAAGTACATGCCAAAAAAGTTGAACATTCATAACATGTGCATATCTGGGGTCTAGAATTCCATATGCTGGAGTAAATCTAGATTCATTGTTATATGCAACTGGCATTTGTATGAATACAATATCATCAGATGCTTTCACTCTCCATGGAGTCTCAACTTTAACAATTTGCTTAAGAGTATTATCTGGATTATCTAATAGTGGTTCAACTTGCTTTTCATCATGCTTATCAATATACCCATACATACCACGTTTGAATAGGTATGGTGTTTCCCAAGTAAAACTAGATCCATCACCATTGGTAGTGATAGTAAAGTCTGCAGGAGCAACTAATACGTAACCAGCATGAGCAAGATTAGTGATTCCTGGGCAATTTGAAGATGACATGAAACCAGAGAAAGGACATTTCTTTTTCCTTACTTCTGGTTCCATCCATTTCCTTCTAATTGAATGTGATGTAATGATTGGGTATAAGTCAGTCACTCCAGGTTCTAGTGAATAGAACCTGATCCAACTCTTTTTTCTAAACATAATTTATCTACCTTTATTCAGATTATATCATGCATCAACGTGTTCGTCAACCCCATCGTAAATATTATCTCGGAGAAACTCATAGTGAGAAGGTAATGTTTGAACATACTCAACAATATGATCTCTATATTGTTCATATTTTCGCTTGGAGTCTTCAATCCTATCTAAAGGCCATCCATTACTTTCATAGATTTGCTCAACTTGCCTCTTATACGAAAGTGGTTTCATTCCCATTCCAGCAGCAATATAATTTGTACCACTGGTTCTAGTCTCCCAGTAATTATTCTGAAGTGATCCTGCAAGGAAACTTTGATATGATGCTTGATGATTCACAAATACGTTCATCATATCTGGATTGTATTCATTAATGTTTGTTGCCCATCTCCAGTATGGAGTATCATCTCTCATAGAGAACGCATAGTGCATAGAAACAAAATCCACAAATCCAGTCAATTCATGATCAACAGCAAAGTTGTATCCATCAATTTCAGATCTGGTTACTCTACCCTCTCTACGATTGATAAGATCTACCAGTTTAATCACATTTTCATGAGTTGTGAGCAGTCCTGTAGATTCTAAAGGTTCTACGAATCCATAGGACAATCCAATTCCAACAACGTTTCTAACCCATGCACGTTCTCTCTTTCCATGACGAATATTAATATGGAACATTTCTGCTTCTTCTGCTCTCTTTGGATCAGTTTTTGCTAAATGCTCTCTGAATTCTTTTTGTGCATCCTCTTTAGATGTAAAGCGAGATGAGTAAACATATCCCGTTCCAATACGATTCCAGAGAGGAATATTCCAAACCCATCCATTGTCTAGTGCATGACAATCGGTAACATTGTGCATTTCATTTTCCCTATCAATATAGGGGATTCTGCAAGCCCATGCACTATCGTTTGCAAGTTTCTTACTGAAAGGTCTGAAAATAGAACCCATATACCCCTCAAGGAGCATGGATTTAAATCCAGTACAATCAATATAAAGATCTGCACAAATTGCAGTCTCTTCATCAAGAACTAGATATTTGATTGATTGATCTTTGTTTGGTTCATATCCAGTAATGTTACCAACAATATGTTGAACTCCATTAGGAATACAAATATTTTCCTTTAACCACTTACCAAATAGTTCCGCATCCATGTGGTATGCAGTATCATATTTAAAACTAAAGTTTCTAATTTTATTGTCTTTATTTCTGGTCTGTTTGTTGTACTTGGCCAAGAAGGTATTGGCATTATAGAACTCAGCAAAAGTATCTGGAGTATAACTCTCATCAAAGAGAGCAATTTCTGCCCAAGTATTCAGACCATTATGCTTATCGGTGAAATCAAACTCTGCACCAAAAGGATATTCAAAATGACTTCCATCATTTTCACGGAAGTTAGTAAATCGAATAGAATTTTTGTAAGTTGCATTACATGCCTTCATCCAATCTTCATCCTTAATATCCAAAAGATCTAAGAATCGATTGATATGACCAAGAGTAGATTCTCCCACGCCAACTGTTTTGACATTGGGAGATTCAACTAAAGCAATTTCCAAAAATGGGCACAGTTTACTAAGTGCTGCAGCAGTCATCCATCCAGAAGAACCACCACCAACAATTACGACGCTTTCAATTTTCATAAGTTTTTCAGATAAATGATCAAGAAATAAATTTAAATATCAATCTTCCTTTTTATAACCTTTCCATCCAGGATATCTTACCCAGGCAGGTTTTTCCATTGTAGAAATACCACATGGTTTATCTGCACCTGGTTCTTCGTTCTCTGCAAACTCTAGAAGTTCTTCGAGAACCATTAAATTCTCTTGAGACTGTTGTTTTGGTTTGGGTAAAGTCTCTTTTACATTTTTAATATGATCAACCCAAGTATTTGTTCCACTGACCATATCCTTATATAGCATATCAAGTTGCTCTCCAACATCACCATAAGCAACTTTTCTTGCCATACCTGGATCAGTATATGGTTGATCCCTCTTCACCCAAACCATATGTCCTTTTTTGGGTGAATATTCTAGAGTCCATTCTAGAGCAACTTCATCTGGAGCATCAACCCAAAGCATTGCTGCTCCAGGTCCTTCATAAATTTCATACTCTTCTCCAGGATCTTTAATTTCGTGAATGTATCCTTGAAATCCTACTAATACCTTTTTCATGTTTAAATTACTCCTTTCCTATGGTATTTATATGTAATGTGTTACAACCACAAGTCCAGGTCTTCCATTAGATCCTCTGTGGCCATGATAGTGTGCCCCTGATCCACCAGATCCTGGTGCAGAGTGAGACTGGTGGTTATGACTAAAGTTACCACCTTGAGGGTGTCCAGCAGCAACGGCGCCGCCGTGATGAGAAGTCCCACCAAGATTAGCACCTCTACCATGATGTGAGTCTCCGCCTCCACCATAAATGTTTAGATCTCCACCAGATCCAACTCCAGCAAGACCACCAGAGTGTTGGTTATTACGATTGGCACCGAAACCACCAGAAGCAGAGCAATAAGATCCAAATGATGAAGCACCACCATTATCTCCTGCGTTTGCATAGTAGGTACCATTCACTTCTCCAGAAACAGTTACTGGAACCGAAGAAATGGATTGCACATTAATAATTCTTTCAGAATATCCTCCAGCACCTCCACATTCACCATGGCCAGATCCTCCTCCTCCACCACCTTGAACCTTTACGTGAATAAAACGAATATTTCCAGGTTTTGTCCAAGTACCAGACGAAGTGAATACCTGAGTGCTTAGAATATTACCAGTAGATCCCAATGGTTGCCAAGATGCTGTAGATCCACTGGTCTCTAACCATTTTCCAGAATTACCAGATTGGGATGGTAATGTAGAATTAGTAGTACCGCTAATTGTACCGTTAATAACCAAGTTACTAACTTGAAGTCTTCCTACAACAGACAAAGAACCAGAAACTAGATCAAATCCACTAGTTCCACTAAAATCTCTAATATTTGTAACTTTAATAGTACTCATTTGTTTATCACTTGAAATGTGTTACGACAACTAATCCAGGTCTTCCATTAGATCCTCTATGACCAGAGAAATATCCACCAGATCCACCAGATCCTGGTGCAGAGTGAGACTGGTGGTTATGACTAAAGTTACCACCTTGAGGGTGTCCAGCAGCAACAGCACCACCAAAGTGTGATGCACCACCAACAGAAGAATAGTTGTGGTGTGATTGTCCACCACCACCATAAATGTTTAGATCTCCACCAGATCCAACTCCAGCAAGACCACCAGAGTGTTGGTTAGTTCTATTAGCACCAAGACCACCAGATGCTGAACAGTAAGCTCCAAACGAGGAAGCGCCACCATTATCACCAGGACCAGAATAATAAGTACCATTGACTTCTCCAGCAACAGTTACTGCAACTGTGGAAACCGATTGTACGTCAATAACTCTCTCTGAGTAACCACCGGCTCCTCCACCTTCACCATGTCCAGATCCACCGCCGCCACCGCCTTGTACTTGAACTTTGATGAATCTTACACCAGTTGGTTTTGTCCAAGTACCAGATGAGGTGAATACCTGCATACTGGTAATATTGTCAGATGTTGGTTTTGTGATCCACTGTGGATTTGTGCCATCAGTAGAAAGAATTCTACCAGCATTACCTGACTGTGAAGGGAGATACTGTTTATTGTTTCCACTAATAGTACCATTAATAACAAGGTTCGAAACTGTCAGAGTTCCGTTAGCAGTAACTGCACCAGAAGATAAACTAAATCCACCTGTATTACTTAGATCTTTAATTGCTGCAACTTTTAGGGTACTCATACCTTAATCCTCTCTACATGTTTATTTATAAAATTGTTTGATCATAATGAGTCTGTACGTTTATGCTCTAGTGATGTAAATATATCCGCTGCCGTCACCAGAGGTATTGCCGCCAGTAGTATTTTGTGGATTAGATCCAGAATTAAATGATCCACCTCCAGCAGCATCATAACTCCAAGGTGAGGCACCGCCTCCAGAATATCCACCGCCAGCGCCAGCACCGTTGGTTCCACCACCACCGCCACCGCCACCGAATCCTCCGCGAGCATTAGCACCACCTACAGAACCATTAGTAAAAGATTGACCAAACCACGATCCACTACCATTACCAGTTAATCCACCACCGCCGCCAGCATTACCATATCCGCTGCCGCCAGATCCTCCTGAACCACCTCCAGCCCAAGAAGTACTAAAACCATTCTGACCAGAGTTTCCTGCAGGACTACCACTTCCACTAAATCCAGAAGCAGATCCTCCTCCTCCACCACCAGCAATAATTAATGGTGAATTATCAGTATAGCAGACATAAGTGCCTCCTCCACCACCAGCATCATAGTAATTATTTTCTCCGTTTTGCCCAACAACCATTTTCAATTGCGTTCCAGAAGATAGTGAAAATGTTCCAACCATCAATGCTCCCCATCCACCCCATCTACCCCAACCATTGCTATATCCACCCCTAGCTCCACCTACAGTAATTCTGTAAGATCCACTTGAAGGGACTATCCAATATTGATATCCAGAAATAACGTTATAGAATGAGATATTATTTTTCCAAGCATCAACACCTATTCCAGTAAGTCCATTTATACCTTGCGATAAACTTGGTCCAGTATTATATGCTTGTCCACCTGGAGTAAATCTAGCCTCGGTAAAAGCATAGCGAGATCCACCAGAACCTGATGACGGACCAACTGGAATAAGATTTGATTTAAAACCAGTAATAAATGGTGCCATAGTAATTACGCAAACTCTGACATCTGTAGTAATGGAATCCAACTGTTAGAAGTTCCACCACTTGAATCTGTATATTGAGTAACTCTCATCATAGAAACTCCAACCACAACTGTTCTATTTGCAGTTGCAGCAGGTGCTGATCCACCACTCCATCTTGCAGTTCCAATGCTTGTACCATCTAACATAATTGTACCAGAAGGTCTATATGCAGTTGAACCATTCTGATATATAATCGTGAAACCAAATGCTCTGTTGGAGTCTACTCCACCAGTTCCAATACTTGTTTGAGGGAGACCTCTCAGGTTTATCATAAAATTGTTCTGTAGATTAGTGATATAAACGATTCCACCGTCAAGATAGTCAATATTAACAACTGGAGAAGTATCAAAATCAGGTAATCTGTAAGATACCATCTTTTCTCTAATGGCACCAACATCAAATCGTGCTCCTACAGTATTTAAAATGTCATAAACATCTAAATCTTCGTAAGCAGCAACGTTCGAATCTTCACCAATAACATAGAAATTTGCACCATTTTCAATTGTTAGGGTATATCCACTAGCAATTTCTACTGGACCTGCACTATAAGCATTAGTAAACTGAGCACCACCGTTAGCAACTGGACCAATAGTAATGTTTTCATCGATACTATTAGAGTTTGTTCTAATGTAAGAAGTATCTTTATTACCTACGTGAGGACCACCAGCACCAACAAGAGTCCATCCATCTAGACCCTGGCCGTTTGAGTTGCTGACATAAACCTCTACCTTATCTTCAGTTGTATTGAATCTAAGTGTACCGTAAGCAACACCAGTAGGACGTTGAGCAGTAGTACCAGTCGGTAACTGCAAAACACTATTAGTGTTTAAGAACTGTAGTGAGGAAATCAGAGCTTGAGTACTAGTACTAATCTGATTACCATTGATTTGCTGTAATGCCATTTGTTACGCAGTCCTTTCCTATTTGTATTTATTAGATTGGGAACTCTCTAATCTGAATATTGTCTCCATTTCTAGGAGCATCACCAGATCCAAATACAACGTTAGTACCAGAAACTGTATAATTTGTATCAGGTACTTGGCAAACACCATTGATGAATACCATTACACTTCTGGAATTATGACCAGAGGTAATAGTATATTGTTGGGTTGTACCATCACCAGTGTACGATCTCAAAATATACTTAGATGGAGAAACACCTCCCTTACCATCAACAACAAGATCACCACTAATATGCTGACTACCAGTAACATCTAATCTATAGGTGGTGTTTGCAGTACCACCAAGAGCCATATTTGTATTGGATCCAAATGTAGCAATATCAATGAATCCTGTGTTTGTAAGTCCAAACTTATACCATGTATTGGAATAATAAATCCAACCTAGGTTCTTTCCAGGAGTCCATGATGTATTGTATACAATATCACCGTCAATAGGTGTTGTATAATATGTTAGAGCAGATAGATTTGGTTGTCCAGATCCATTGTCTGGTGCCATTAGTGTGGACTTTAGAATTGTACCATCTGGATTCGCATATGTCAACTTCTTGACTTGAATATTGCTGTCCGAAGTAAGTTTTCCTTGGAATGTTACAGGACCAGCAAATAGTGATTCTAACTGGTTAGATGCACCACCAAGAACCGTCAACTTATCAGTAAGAACAAGTTCAGAGAATGTCTGAATTGTAGTGTTCTCTTCACCAACAACATTCAACTGAGCAATATCGTCAGAAGTGATCTGTCCAGTAACAGGGTTGATAACCTGGTTACCGATGAATAGATCACCGTTCGAGTTTAGACCAGAGTAGAATGAAACACCAGCAGCTTCCTTAAGTGACTGAGATAGTTTTACCTGATCTGCAGTTAGAACTTCAACCTGAGTCTGTGGGAATGCAGTTGAGTAGTTACCAGGACCGAAACCAGTATATTCAAATGTATGGTTACCAGATCTTTGAATAGAGTGACGACGAAGTTCAATGGGGATGGGTACCAATTCTCCCTCAGTATCAACCTTGAGTGGAATCATTCTAGTTTCAGCATCACCTAGTCTAGCAGTCAATCCAAATGAACCGATTGTTCCAGCACTAGCATTCCATGCAAGGTTATTTTGAGATTCTGCAAGGAAGAATTGTGCTGCTTCCTTTGTGATACTTCTCTTAGTATCCTTATTTGGAGTTGGAGTAGCACCATCGGTTCCATATACCAGACCAATAGTAATATTATCCGCAACAGAAATAGATGCCAATGGATCAGCATTTGGATTATCTCTGTCAAATGCAGGATATACTTCGTTCACATTCTGAGAGAATCTAAAGTCATTAAAGTTTGAAGTGGATGGTGTAATAGATGCACACAATACACTCAAGTAGTAAATACCATCGGCAACACCTCTTTCAAATTGCTGATGAGTTTCAATCTCATACACATAATAAACTTTATTGTATGATGGAGAACTAGACTCACTGGATCTTGGTTGCAACACATAACCAGTAATAGGTGCTCTAGGAACAGGGAATGAATCTTTTGGCATTACATAGCGTAATCTATAGATTCTATCTTTCAGAACACGAGCATCAGGTACTCTCTTGATGAATGTAGTTGGAGTAAATGCTAGAGTATTGTAAATGGCATTGGTAGTTAGAGTAGTAAAGATTTCATTACTTGTAGATGAAACTTGAATATACCAACCACCAACAACACTTTGACCACCAACACTGTATGTGTTTGAGTCAAACTTCAATGGGCTATCTGCAGTATTTGCAGTTGCAGTAGTTACAGATGGTCCGTATGGATTAATTCTTGCAGATTTAACTGTTGCTGTTGTAGATCCAGAAGAAATTAGCAGACAGTATAACTTATCTGGTACAGCAGATCCACCAGTACCATCTTGTCTAGCACCAACAGTATAACCTTGAACTTTCTTTGGAGGTGCAGCATCTGGATTAGTGTATCCATATAGATACAATCTCTGTGAATTTGCAACTACTTTGGTTCTCTGAATATCAACGTTAACCCAGTTTACAGATACTTCAGGAACATCAGAAAGAGACTTAGGTGGAATGATGTGAGTTAGAGTTCCGAACTTATCCTTAGTAAATGCTGCTGCTTTGAATCCCTTACAGCGGAGAGCAGTGTTACCAAAGTTAGAGTTGGAGTTAGTGATGGACATGTCAGCACCACTATCAGCAAAGAAGTGATCACCATATCCCACCGCGAACACCGAAACGACCTGAATGAATGCGTCGTTGGATGCCTTAATGTGAACGTGTCTCCATCCCTTCTTATATCTACATGCACCATCTAGGTGAGCACCTTGGCCACCCTCATCGTAGGATCCAGTAGAAGTGTTATAGCGTACAAATGCACGATCGTCTTTCTGTAGAGATAGACCAGTGAACTGTGCAACAACCATGGATTTGAAACCAGTGGTTTTTCCACCATCAGCGTGCATACCATTCATACCCCACACAGAACGTAGGGATAGGTTGAACACATATGGAGATGATGAGTCAACAGTATCAATCTCAACCTTAACTAGAATGTTAGATCCAACAGCATTACCAGTTGGTTCATCAGACATCTGATAGGTAAATACGTTTCCTTGTGCAGATGTTACTTGGAAGGATCCATTGTAGAGAGAGGCATCCAGTTCAGACTGAGTACCAGTCGATCCAGTAACACCTGAAATATTAACAGAAACCCCAACGGAGAATCCGTGATTCTTAGGATTACCTAGTTCATCAACAGTGATTGCAGTAGCAGTCTGACCGTTTCTAGTAATCTGAAGAACCTGGAATTCGTCAGAGATAGGTCCAACGATTCTATTTTCTTCGATTCTTGGTTGTAGTTGGTCTTGTGATGGAGTACCAGAGGTATCAGGAATAGAAGTGAATGCTCTCGAAATCTTCTGATAGTAGATCTCAAGGTCAGTTCTGGACTGAAGATCAGGAATGATCGAAGAGTTAATATCAAAGTTTGGTTTTACATTTCCATCAGCAATTAACTGTCTGAGTTCGTTTCTACCATCAGCAAACTCAAATGCAGTTAGTTTGTGGTGTGAATAGTTTGGTTGGATTGTAGTAGCATCATTCTCTTTGTAGTAAACACCAGTAGAGTCACCATCAAAGAAGGAGAACTGCCAGAAGTAGCAACCACCAGTTACACGGAAGATTGCAGCCTTTGATGGTTCGTTAACTGTGGTGATGCCTAGAGATGGTCTCGTTGTAGGATAAGGAATGTACTTAGGAATAATCTTAGTTCTTCTAAGGTCAGATCCTACGATAGAACAACCTCTAGGAACAATAACACCACCTTCAACAGAGTTAAATTTATAAAGAATATTGTTAGGACTTGTCACATCAAAGTTTGAGTTTTCATCCAGAGGTGGAATTTCTGTGTATAGAATTTCTCCTGGACGATTATCAATAATATATTCAGAGGGGTATAGGTAGATGCTGAATGCATCATACTCGTCATTAGAAAGACCAACACGATACGAGAATCGTGATACTTCAAGAAGTGCTCTCTGTAAAGTCTTGAAAGGTCTAAGAGCAGAGTTACCTCTATTGTCAATCGAGTCCGAAGCGTCGAAATCATCGGGATTGACGTAGATGATACGTCCCGTTCTGGACGTAATAATATTCTTGAGTCTTGTTAATGACATAGTTTTATTGTCCTATATTACTTAATTAGATAGTAACTCTGTTATAAAGTAGAACTTCAAAGTCCGATGTAGTGTCTTCGAATCCATTTAGAACATAACTAAGGTCAGCAACACTAGAATTTACAACAATTGATTGACCTGGACCAACTACAATACTTGTATTTTTGTCAGTTACCTTTGTTGCTAATGACTTATCAAACAGAATATAATCTTCTGCATTTACAGAAGTTGCAGAAGTAAGAGATGATACAGTAGCAAAGGATCTCACAACACCAACTTCTCTAGGAGAATCATATAACATATGTTCAAATGTTCCAGTTCCAGAAACTGCACCAGTGTTTGCAATTGATAGTGTGACGGTTGTTCCACTAATTGCGGTGATTCTAGCACCAGATGCAATTCCAGTTCCAGAAACTGACATACCTTTAACAAGTCCAGTGGCAGAGCCAACCGTAATTGTCTTAGTACCATTAGATCCAGTAATGGAAGTGGTTATTTCAGCAAAAGCGACGGAATTAAGTCCAAGAGAAACTTTGAGTGCAGTTCCAGAGTAACTGTGTACATAACCATATGGTCCAATATGAACAGCGCCTACATCGTTACTACCAGAACCAGTATCAAAAGAATCAGTTACTGAGATCGTACCATCAATATCATAAACGTAAATACTATTATAAAGTGGAGTATTATCAATTGTAACACCTCCACCCAATCCATCTTCGTCTAAATCAACAATATTTAAATTGACAGAAGTAGTTGAAGTGATATCAATTTGAGTGTATGCTCCAGCAGATCCAGCAATACCAACAATAGAAACTCCAGTTGCATATTCTGCTGTTTCTCCAGTTAATCGGAATCTAAGTGAATGGTTCGTGTTTGATGAATCATTCTGAAGGAATCTATATGTCCTATTCAAGATGGCAGAGAAGTTGGTAATATTCTGATAAATGCCAACACTGCCAATATCATAAACAAATTTCTTCGTTGGTGAGAATGGGTTGTTAGTTAAAGTACTATAATTTACTTCGGATGCTACAGGTCCAACAGTCACTACTTCATCTTGATCAAAGAAGTTGAGGATAACTCTATCATCATATGTAAAGTATGAAACGGTGGCGGCAGCAAGATGAGCAGCGGCAGTTGTACCAAATCTTCCTCTAGAAACATCAATAGTTGTACCATTGATACCAAGAATTTCCATCAATTCATTATCAATTTTAATATAATTACCGATGGTTAATCCAGTAGCACTTGCAACATCTAGACTAGTTACAACACCATCAATACCGCTAGAGAGAGTTGTAGTTGTTGCAGTAGTACCAAGTACAGAACAAGTTGAACCACTCTTGTGAGCAGATGCAGTAGTTCCGAACTGTGCTCTAGTTACAGCAGAAATGAATCCAGTAAAAGTACCAAGCAATACAATTTCAAAATCATTTGAACCTGGTGTTGTACTAACTCCTGGAATGGCAACATACTTACCAGAAGCAACATTAGTGAGATTTGCAAATCTTAAATTGGTTGCAGCACTAGTAACGTCAGGAATACCAGCAGAAATTGCGTTGGTAGTAGATTGATAAGAATAGACTAGAGCAGTAAGTCCATTTGCTCCAGTTAAAGTATCTCCAGCCGCAATTGTTCCTCCAGTAGGAGCAACACCCAAGTTAAAATTACCAACGTCATCCACTTTAGTTGGAACTTCAATGATGCTATCATCTGTTACAACATCAAGATATCTGAAGGTTGCATTTTGACTATCTGTTGTGATCAAACTTCCAGGTACAAGAGCATTTGCCTGAACACCAGGAATTAGATCTAACTGGTAAGTACTTACTACGTTACCTTTTCTGTATTCATAGTTACTAGCATCTACAGTTAAAATTTGGTCATAGTCTCTTAGACCGACTTTATAAGTCGAAGCAGAGGATCCCTGATTGGTTACGTTAAGAACTGCACTAGCAGAACTTCCAATTGGAGATCTGTATAAAAGGGTATCTGTAGTTGCTGAAGGTTTTGCCGAAGCTAGTTTTCCTGCGGTCATTTGTTATCTACCATCCTGATTGAAAATGTGCCTGTAGTTTGAGTCTTCCTCCAAGATTTTTTGCTGTAATTGCTCCACCAAAATCAATATTCTCTAGTGATCCAGCATTGTTGGTGGATAGTAATGTAGCATCGCCATCTGGAAATTGTATAGTTCTCGTTTCACTAATATTAGTTAGGTCAAAAACAACTCGTCTCAATGATGATCTAACGTCAGAAAATACTGGTTGATCGTATAATTTATTTTTGATTGTTTGAGATGCTAACTCAGAAACAAGAATGCTTGTTGCTGTACTATTTAGTGTCGTAGGAAATGAGAAACTATTAGTTGTTGCGGTTAGAAGATTACTTAGTTCAAATTGAATCTTTTTGGTTGGATCTGTTGACGTAGCAAATACAGCATCTTGATATACTTTGGAAGTAATTGTCTGTGCTGAGTCAGTACCAACCAGAGTAATACTTAAGTCAGGGAATCTTACAGTCCTTGGAGCAGTAAGTAAAGAAGCATCAAACAATGCCTTGTTACTTGTGGATGCGTTCAGTGCAAAACTTGGTTGAACAAAAGTCTTGTTCGAAATCGTCTGTGATGATAGATCATCGACAATTGTACTTTGAATTACACCAGAACCAGGATCTGGGAAGAAATAAGTTTTAGTGCCAGAGTTAGTTAAAACCCAGTCAATACCAAACTTGGCTTCTTTATTACCATCAGTAATGTAGAGATTGTTTTCAGTTACTCTAATTACTTTGTTGGTGATAGTTTGTGATGTATCAGTACCAACTAGTGTAGTGCTATTTCCAACGTCAACTAGTGGTAGTGAGAAAATTCTTAGACCAGTACCAATATTGCTTACTTCAAATCTCGCTCTCTTGTTGCTGCTAACATCATCAACAACTTCGAATTGTGTGTCCTGCAATCTAAAAATAGATCCAGGTTGAACACCTACAGTTCCAGATCCTTTTGGTTGTAAAAGAATATTAACATTATTTGCTGTAGTGTCAACTGCCTGCAGTTTCGCTGTTACTGTACTAGCAGCACTTTCTGTGATTTTAGAAAAGTAATATCCAGAAGTACCAAAAGAAATTCCAAGTTCATTATAAGCGTTTTGATATAATCCAGTGTCACGATCAAGGTCAAATGCTAGTCCAGGAGCAGTTTTAGTTCCCGCTGCAACACCACGAAATAACTGATTTACTTTACTTTTTCTATTTGGGATTAGAGGATCAGCAATAACTACTGGTACAATAGCTTCACCAGTAAGCAAATCATCCGCTAAGTTTTCTAATTGTGATATTTTTTTGGTTCCAGCCACAAGTAACCTTCGGGGGGATTGTTCTTCAGATTTATTTATACAAGAAAAAGGACTAGGGTATTTCACCTAGTCCTATTACTTCCTTCACACGGACAACTTATTATACCACTAAAATGGTGGTCCGTCAAATCCTTCGATTGAATGTATCTTCTTCTTTAAGTCTTTCACTAAAGTACGAACTATCTGAGACTGCTCTTCATAGAATGGATCCCCAGTACTCAAATAAAATTCTTGTAATTTATCTACATACTTCAGCATCTGATATATGTGGGGATTCCAGGGATCTCTAGTTGGAGCAAAGTAAGTTCTTCGCTCTGTCTCTGGTGGCATGTATACCTACTGCATACGCTAGTATTTATGATAAAATTGTCTTAGTTCGATTAATATATTCATTGCGAATATACTCACCGTAGGATTGATTTGGGTCAATCCTGTTTTTGCAACTACCAACACCACAATATCCACAGTTCTTACCTACAACTAGGTAATTCATAATTATGTTCTTGTAAGTGTCAGTTCCATTACCAACAATAAGTGGAGTAATATCAACTCCATTCATGGCAAGGAGATACATGGAGTTGAATACAATGTCCATGCTGTTATTGTGAATCAATCCATTAAATTCACAGAAGGTAATATACTCTTCGTAACTTGAATTGTGCAAACTATACAGAACAGAATATACTGTACCTATCTTATGCATCAATTGATCTGAATTGAAAATATCAGCAACATCAGTAACCAATCCACTATATGAAATATCAGATATGGAATTTTTATCCCATGGGAAGTTCCAATTATTGGTAATCATATAATCCAACAACTCACGAAGTTTGTGTGATTGTGGTTGTTGCATATAAAAGATTCTATTACATTGATAGAGAACTTTCAAGTAGTACTGCTCTGAAGATTCATCTATTGTTTCATAACCAAGTACATCAATAGAGTTCTTTTCAAAACTTGGTTCATCATATAGATTCTCAAGGATGTTTAGTTCCTTTATTCCACATGATCCAATCCAGTCAGTAAATTGTGGTTGGAATTTCTCTTGAAAGATTCCTACCTTACCTTGGAAACATTTCTTGGATACCTGAGTGCCCAGGTAAAAGATTGGACTTTCTGATATTATGTCATACTCATCTGAAATTTGCAAATCAGTATGATGAGATGTATATGGTACACCAACTCCTTTGTAATAGATTTGACTACCTTTATATACTCTACCATCAACGTACTCTAAATTATCATCAATATGGATATTATTGACTACATTTCCAGTAGTATCATACACAAGTACATCCATAATAATATTTTAGTATGTAAAGCCTCCGACAAGATTCGAACTTGCGACCAGCGGTTTACAAAACCGCTGCTCTACCACTGAGCTACAGAGGCATTAATCGTATTCTGGAGGCATACACTCTGGATTTTCCAGTTCCACATCAAACAGACATGGGTGTGCCTCCTCATCAATCAAATAGAAAGATATTTTATATAGGTCTTCTGGTTCCCACCTTCTTTGTTGATCTGCTTGTTTGATCAGATCTTCATCGTAGATAGCATTTTCTTCAAGTTCATCAAACGTAAAGGGGAAAGAATTGATGAAGTACATTCGAACAATCATCTCGCCTCTATTATACCAACAATACGCCTGAGTGATCTTGTACATAAATGTTTTACTTTAGAGACCTTGCTGGATTCATAACTGGATACACTGGTGGCACATTACTATGTACAATCACTTCATCCCAAAAAGTAGGATGACAGATTACACAACAATCAAGATACGCATCAGCATCCACATTCACGCAAATAGTAATATATTGATCAGATATAAATCGAATATAACCCGTAATGTGTTTCCATTCGACATAAGATCCAATCTCAAAATTCATACCCACCTCTAGGGAAAGATTTAGTTGCGTGTGATTTTGGTTTAAATTGTTCAATTACATGCCAAACGGCAGATTCAGGATTGCTTAGTCCGCAAGTGTAAATATCAATTGCGGCACTACCTTTCTCTGGCCACGTATGGATTGAAATATGTGATTCAGCAAGGAGGAGAACAAAAGTAATGCCTTGGGGTTCAAATTTATGGAAAACAGAATTTAAAATTGTTGCCCCAGATATAATTGCTGCTTGACGTAGTGTTTTATCAATGAAGTCTAAATCATCAAGTAATTCACTTTGAACGCCATAAACTTCAAGGGTGCAATGCTTTCCTAAATTTTCCAAGGCATACCGTCTCCATTCACTAAATTTCCAACTATTTAGTTGGAATAGGAGTGGTGGGATTCGAACCCACCCTTGAACGATTTTAAGTCGTTTGCCTCTTCCGCTGGGCTACACTCCCGAAAGAATCGCGGTCTCTCAACCGCATGTATGTATGATACCAGACTCAGAAAGGGATGTCAAGAGGAGGAGGACCAGCAAGAGCAGTCTCAGGAGACTCAAGAACCTTTTGCATCTGTTGCAACTCTTCAATCAAATCTTCAGGAAGAGGTGCCTTTTCAATCACAGGAACCAAGAGTACATCTCCACTTTCACTTGTAACACGGAAAGACATCTTATTTCGTCCTACAAGTGTATCAACAATAAAATCAGCGTACTCAGCAAGTTCATCAAGAGTAATTACTGGGACTTGTGTGTTCATAGTTTATAAATTCGTTGTTCAGCGGGAAGAGTTTCCTGGCAGAAGTTTACCATATTTTCAAACTCTTGTAAACCCTCCTCATTCCATTCACATGCGACTGTCTGAAACTCACCATCAGTACCATGCATTTCTACAGTACGTTTGGTGAAATCAATTACCACATGGTCTAGCGTGGCATCGGGACGGATATTCATCAGGGGTGCTCGGGGGTCTCACGACATCCTAGCACAGGTCCAGGCGGTTTGTCAATTCAGTTTAATGGTCGTTGCGGTTAGTGTCATGATTGTTGCAGCGGTCATCGTCATGGCTTGTCCAGCATTCAATGATAGAGCACCGCCGATAGCACTCATAGCGATTGCACCTGTGGTAACTGTAGCGGTTAATCCTCCCGCAGCAACAGTAAAGAACATACCACCAGTTCCAACTAAAAGTGAGATTGGTCCAGCAGTATTGTTCACAGTATATCTAGGAACTGCATCTGCTCCCAATCCAGGATTGATAATCATGTCATATGAACCATGCATGATCGTAAAGATACCAGACTTTGCTCTAGGTAGAGGTGGGAAGTTGATATTTCTAATTAGTGAGGGAGTCTCAACATAGATTGCATTACCTGCAGCCAACTTGAGGTCATTTGTGCAGTTGATGTTTAACGATGGAGCATTTAAGTTCATCGTATCTGTCATGATCTTAACATCAGTTCCAGGTTTGGATGCGATAGTTGATCCCATACCCTGCATAGAGACTTTACCTCTACCAGCAATCTCAGTGTCACTATCAAAAACGATAACATTCTTGGATTGCTTTCCACTAGTATTACCTTTTGCTCCAGTTGATGTTACTGGCAATGGAGCACCATTGACTTTGAATGCCAATCTTCCACCAACTTCAATATCAAGATCTCCAGTGATCTTTAACTTATAACTACCTCCAACATTCTGCTGGAACTCACCAAGGTTTTCAAGTAGGAAATCTTTCTGAGTCTCTACCTTAGTTGCACCAGGGAAGGTAATGACATCACCAAAAACAGTCTTCTGGGGATTTGGTGCGGTCTGTGCTCCAGTAGACTTATTCTGCTGTTCAGCATCATACTTTTCTTTCCAGTTGCGATATTCCTGATTATTAGAACGAATACTCCACCATGACATACCACTAGCACGTCTTTCAATAGTGGATTGCCTACCTGGAGTACCACCATGAATCATATTATATCCACTTAATTGATTACTTGAAGTTGTCAAGTATTCATTTGCATCTTCAAGAATTGCTTGAACAGCATTAACAGAAGATTTCACTGCAGCAACAGTAGTATTAGTTGTTACTGCTTGTCCACAACCAGCAGCAATTGATCCTAATGGATTTGATTCTGAGATGTTACAATCAGTAGTTCCAAGGAAAGGTACAAATGACGTAATCTTATCTCCACCAGGAGCAGTGCGATCACACATTGTTGGTATTAGTCCCAACAGAAGACTGATAATGCTAGTGATACTACTGAGATCTTGAATATTAATCTTCTCAAGATTTTGGAAGAATGCCGTTCCACTCTTCATTACATTAGATACTGTCTTCGAAACTGCAACAGCGGAAGAAATTGCACTAACAATACCATTGATACCAGAAATAGCATCACTAATTGTACAAAGTACTTGGTTAACAATATCATCAAAAGCACCTTGTATTAGAGATGTCAATTGATCAAACGAAGATCCAACAACAGATTGAACAAAACCCTCAATACCTTGAGACAGAACATTCATTGTTACGCTGAGCCAAGTGGAGTCCAATCCACAAAGAACTCTCAGAACTGCCTGAAGAATTGCCTGAATAGCAGTGGTTACAACTCCAGGAATGCCAGTGATACCTGCAATTTTTAAAGCTTTAAGACCAGCAGAAATTGTCTGTAAAAACAATTCTTTAACAGCAGCAAGTGCTTCAGATAAAACTCCAGATATTAAATTGATTACAGAACCAGTAAGTGCAGACATGTTAACTGGTAATCCACTACTGATACTGACATAACTGTTTTTACCAATAGAAACTACATTTGCACCAGTGATCGCAATGTTCTGCAGCATTCTAGTTAAAGTTCCCTCAAACGTATTGACGCTACCAGCAACAGCGTTGGCTGCTGGAGATGCTGCAATAGTAGGAACTGCAGGGTTAGCAGAACTACCACCAAATTGAACCTGAGCAAATGTATTTGCATCAGAAAATACTTGCTTCTCGTTAACTGGAGTATTTAATGAATTTGGTGGTGCTGATGCTCCAGTATCAACTCTATTAGTAGCACTAGATTTTAGAGATAGATTTGCTTCTGCACTATACTTATCATTACCAAAAATAGAATTATACTCACCTATACCAACCCCAGGTTGCTTTCTTGCTCTAACAACACCCATGATAACAGGTTGCTGAGCTTCTTGACCATCAAGAAAGAAACCCATAACCATAGCACCATTCTGCAATTGTCCTGCAGATTCTCCAGATGCTTCAACTCCAGGTTGATTTGTTGGTTGTAAAACTACTGACCAGGGAAGATCTTCGTTTGGTATCTTTTCCTTGAACTTATCATCAAGACCAGTGTACCATCCCATGATCCTGACTCTACATCTACCGAGTCTTAATGGATCTTTATTATCTACAACTTCACCAAACCACCAGAAAAATCCATCTTTACCTAGATAATCTACTGTTGGTTCATTAATAATACCGTCAAACGTATTTGGCATGATACAATCGTATATTGATGTCCTTCAAAATATTTATACAAAAAAAGGGAGGTCACCCTCCCGATAATCAAACTCTACTATAACAAATACTAGCAACACCTTGACTTGGTGAAGCAATAGTAGAAAATGCACCATAGGATAGATCTAGATCCCTACCACCTACATAAGGACCACGATCATTCACACGCACAATCACTGATTTACCATTTCGTTGATTCGTCACTCTCAACTTTGTACCAAATGGCAACCACTTGTGTGCTACCGATTTCCCATAAGCATTGTATCTTTCTCCATTGGCAGTTGTCTGCCCATGATATCCATCACCGATTCCATAATGTGAGGCGAGGGAACATCCGCTCGCTGCCTTTGCGGAAAGGGGTGCCAGACCCACCAGACCAAAAGCAAGAATTGAAATTGTTTTAAAAAGCATTAATTTTGATAGAACTCTACATCCCAATAGAAGGGGGGTATACCACCCCTCTCGGGGGGCACCTTCCTGGGCTCTAAATGATAGTAGTCAAGTGCTTCATGACAAAAAAATCTACTATCAATGGGCGATACTGGATTCGAACCAGTGACCATCTCCGTGTAAAGGAGGCACTCTACCGCTGAGTTAATCGCCCAAAATGATAGTAGTCTTTGCTACCCCATATCAGTTTATTGTCTATATAACCCGCATCGCGTGTCATAAGTACATTATTATGTAGTTTGAATTCGGAACGGAGATTTGCACCGCGAACGATACACTCCGTTCCGATATTTTTACCAAACCACGTATTATCCCTAAATGTAATCAGTACATCACATTTATTGTTCTTGGTACCATCATCATTCCAACATTGCAATAAAATCCCAGATTCTGTTTCAATAAAAGTGTTTAACCTTTTTCGGTAAGGTTCGTTTTCTCCCATATAGTGATACCACTGTTTGGAAAGATACTTATCTTCACCGACATATTCCCAAGAAGAAAGAATCCAGGCATATTTAGTTGGGTTGCTGAACGCTTGGTCTTTGTTTGACCAGCGACCAAGCAGGTGTCTCAAGAACTCCGTTATCATAGCACAAGATCAGTGGGGTGTCAAACGTCGTAGATGCGGCACTCGTCTGCGTGAGGGTTGTCGTTGCAGTATAGCTCTAATGCAGTTGGATCCCTATCTTCATTTGGATGATTTGCCTTATATGATTCTAGAGATTTCAACTCTTCTTCAGTATGCCTTCTTTGCTGTGGAGAAGTTGTTGGATTATCTAGGATATCGGCATCATATTTAATATGCTTATCGATACTATCCATAGAATTGTAAAAAATAGAAGTTAATATTATTTAGGAGTAGCATCTCCTAGGGAATCTTTGACCAAATCAAGTTCACTGATAAGTGATTCACCACCAGAATACTTATGGCGGACTCCTGCAATAATATACAACCCCGTATAAATTTTGTCAAGTTGAATTTTTCCTTTTTCGGTAACAGTGTCTGGAATCTCAACAAAGACAGAATTACCTGCGTTAAGTTTTAAATATCCAGGAACTTTAATTGATAACTTAATTGCCTCAAAATTAACTTTCCTACAATGAGTATAGATTGCAGTATCTTCCCATCTGCTTATATACTCACCAGTAGATGGTTGTATTTCCTTGGCTTTATCACTATCCCATAAATGCAATTGATTTGCTCTATACCTAACTCTTCTTGGAGTTTGCATTAGAGATTTTATACCTTGATCACCCTCTTCATATGGTTTGATGTTGCCAAGATGTTCCATCTTATTATAAACATCAAGTATATTAAAGTAACTTCCACCGTAGGGTATTTCTGGACTACCATTAGTTGGTACCTTTGAGTTGGATATAAAGTCTAGTGAGACTCCAACAAAAGCACCAGACCAATGACCATTCCTAACAGCATATAAAGAATCAAATAGATTTGGAAATGATATTGATTGTATATTGAATATATCCTTTCCTGTACTATCTTCTCCTAAATTTTTCATAAAGTATCCATAGGTTGGAACTGTCCTATTGGTCTTTTTCTTATATTCTTCCTTTGCATCTTTGATGATTTTATCAAATGATTTGAAGTGGAATCCATCTGGATTCTCATAGAAAATAAATCCAGATTGTTTTTGATTTTCACTTCGAACTGCTTTAGATCCCAACCAGTTAACAACATCAAAAGGTCTCCAGTTCGGAACTACACATTTAATATTATCCTTTGTTTTTTCTATGAAAATACCTTTCTTTGTGCCAAGTTCATTCGTAAGAATTTCACTTATAACTTCATCTGCTCTTTTATCTTTATAGCACTTGAAGATATTGGTAACTTCATTAAGTATAAATTCATTGGATACACACTCAAGAACATACTTCTCATTCTTCTCATATCTAACTCTAGGCCCAATACGATAAATTCTCATGAAATAAGTGTGAGTTCCAGTGAGAGTATCCTCAAGAATAATCTCTACCATCTCATTACCCTTCAACGTCTTGATCATTCCTACCGAGTCGTTGATAGCAATGGTCATTCTCATGCATGGAAAATCTAGAGATTGAATAATATTAATCTCATTAACTAGAGACTCCCAGTTATCAGACTTTTGCTTAAGATCACTCGTAGTAAATCTTGCAGAATGTAGTTTTGTTTGTACTGACTGTGACATAATAGATTATGCGAATTTCCAAGAATATTGAATTAATGATGTAGTAGGATTTAGTGCTTCAATTGGTAGATTTCTACTTGGTCCTGGCGCTGGAAGTATTATTGGTTTTGCTGGTGATGTCTGAACCTGGGTCTGTGTTTGATTCTGTTGTTTAATTGCGCCTGCAGCGACCGAAGATGCCCCTGCAACAGCAGCGACGGCTGCTGCCTTGGTCTGACTCTTTAATTTATCCTTCTCCGCTTCTGCTGACGTTGTGGCGCTAGTTAGGGAAGGAGAAGATGCTGGTGCAGGTGATAGACCTAATGCTACATTCAACTTATTAAATGTTTCAGCAAGTCCAGTAATACCTGCCATCTCATCTTCAGTTTCAACTGGTATTTGATTTTCAGTGTCTGTAGATGGTCCAGATCCTGGTTTTGCCCCCTGTATAGGTTTACCACCAATAGTAATGTCCTTCAATGCTCCACTAACAAGAGGATCTAATGATGTCCCCTTACCAAAATCTTGCTTTGTTCTGTGCTCAAAGTGTAGGTGAGGTCCAGTACCTATTCCAGTATTACCTAAGGTACCAATTTTAGATCCTGGAACTACTGTGTCTCCCCTCTTAACAAAAAATCCATCCAAATGAGCAAATCTAAGAATTTTTGATGGACCAACTTGCAAATCAACAGTATTTCCATATCCACTATAACTTCCAGCATAGAGAACCTTACCTCCAGTAATAGAAGTTATAGGAGTTCCTCTAGGTACTCCAGCGAGATCAATACCAGCGTGCCAACGACCCCATCTAGGACCATATTTTGACGTAATAACCGCTCCACCTGAAGTAGCCGTTCTTAGTCCTTCATCACCTGATCCTTTCTCCTCTTTAACTTTTCCACCCTTAGCATATTGGGGAAGAGCGTATCCTCCAGACTTTGCTTGCTTAAATCTAGAAGAAGTAAGTCCCTTGTTATTCTTAGTTGCTGGAGTATCAAATGGAATTACAAATGCACTATCAGATGCTCCACCTGCTGCTTTCTTAAATCCAACCCATTCAGTACCATGACCAATGAATGAAGTAGACATTCCACCATCAAGAGAGACGGGATATCCAGACATAGGACCAGAAATCCATCCACCCTTAGAAGCTTCTTGCTCTTTCTTTGCAGCATCAATTAACTTCTGCTTGTTCTTAATATCATCTTGTGTGATATATTTAAGGTCCAATCCCTTTTGAGCAGCATTATTAACAAAGTATGCTCTTACTTGATTAAATGCTTTCTGTCTAATTGCTGCATTTTTGTTTCCAGAGATATCAATTTGATTTCCAAATGCCCAATCTTGAAATACCTCATAGTCACCATTGGTAGCATTGATTATTACTCTGTAAGGTTTTCCATCTGGTCCCTTAAATTTAACTTCGCCTCCCTTTCTGTCTCCTGCTTTAGAACTGAATTGAGAACCAGTTTGAGATGCTTGCCCAGCATCCATTGCTTTAGTTGCACCTTCTCTTCCTTGATCTGCACTTCCAGCACCTTGAGCACCAGCGGCTAGAGCAGATGCTGATGTATTATCTATTGAATCTGGTGGAGTTGCTGTTGGAGTTGTTGTACCCCCAATCTTATTGGCAATTACTTGCCCCGCAACCATCAAATCAGTAAGCAATCCAAGAACAGTATTATCACCCTTCCTGGTAAACTTCGTCTCTGTAGTTTTAACAGTCTTTCCTCTACCATACAGTTTCTGTAGTGAGGATTCTTTAGTCTTTCCTTTCTGTGGTTCAGCAGTTTTAGTCTGCCCAGATAATTTCTTAACTAAAGAAGAAGGAACTCCAAAACTATTTGCAACTGGTGCAATAATATCGCTAAGAATTGGACTTAGTTTAGATGCAGGTCCACCAGTTTGTCCAACAACGCTTGAAATAGCACCAATAATACCAGCACCAATTCCCTTGAATGGTGCCATGTATAGATCAGAAAGATTCTTCGCTTTCGCTTTATCTGGTTTATTGGTATCAGTACCTAAAGTAGATAGTGGTTTGATACCAGCATCACGAATTCTCTTCTTATTATCTAAAGGAATCTTGACTTCTGGACCCCTCTCACCCATTACTGCCTGGGTTGGTCTAGTTACGATTCCACCATCTTTCAAGTGAGGAGCCTCAGATTCACCCTGAGACATGCTTCCTCCGATAGCCGCAGCAGTTCCAACAGCAGCGGCGGCACCTAATAGACGCCCTGCCTTTCCGCCTCCACGAATTGCTCCACCAGAAGACCTTCTACCTTTTAATAGTTTAGATGCTTGACTTACAGACTTCCAAATAGTTTGAAGTACAAACTTAACTCCACTTAGAAGTAACTTTGGGTTTTTGAGGAATGTGAATCCAAGAAGCAGAGATCCAAATCCAACAATAAACGTACCAAATCCCTTAAGTCTATCCCAGAACCCAAGATTGCTGTCAAGCATTGCTGCAAGACCATCAAGAGTTTTAGTAATATTGTCAGTTATGAATGTTTTCAGAAAATCAAATACACCTACTATTGCTTCCCATATCTTAGATAATTTCTGCTGATTTGCTGGGTTAGCAATCCACCTCAGAACAGATTGGGTAATTACTGCTCTCATCAGGAACCCACCGAGCTCCATGAGTCCTTCAAAAAATCCTCCAATTGCAGGAAGTACTGCTTTAGTTACATTAGACTCTAATTTAGTAAGTCCGCTAGATCCTTTCTTATTCTTATCTGCCCTTTCCTTCTGAAATTGTTTCTTCTCATCCTCAAGTTCCTTAGACTTCAACTTAAGGTTTTTGATGAGAGTATCACGAATCTGAGTATTAATTACAATTGTAGAATTTAGGGTGGCGCCCATTCTGTTAAATGCTGTTGCAAATGCAGAATAAGAAGATGCTGCAACTCCACCCGATTTAGATACCTTAGGTACCGTAACCATTTTATAGAATACTGTTTTTGGTTTGGAGGTAGGAATTGCGGATGGCATATATTAACCCTTTTGTAACATTTCTTAACATTCCTTTTTCATGATTTTTGGCGGCGCTTCGGAACGCCCCCTCGTCAAAAACCGTTGGTAATTGGATTTTGCGATCTAATTACCTGTGGTGATTCATAAATTATAGTTTGATTACTACCAATATTTAGTGGTATGGGAGCAACCAATACCGATGGTGAATCTTCAATAGTCTTAGTGATTTGACTAGATTGTGAAGATTGTGATAGTTGTGCTCCAGAAACATTTGGTTTACTCGGAGAGATTTTTGGTGCTGGTGGCAGAACTGCTGGTGCTGGTGGTTTTTCAGTTTGTACTGGTTTTAATCCCAATGCAGAATTGAGTTTATCAAATACATCAACCAGATTCACCAATGCCTTCAATGGATCTTCTTCAACTTCCTGCGATGCTGATGGTGAACTAGTAGAATCCGTACTAGGAGTCATACTCGATGCATTCAACTTCTCAAAGTGCCATGGTTCAAACCCACCTTTAGCCCAATCAGGTAGTCCCCATCCATATGCAGAACCTTTATTATTGATCCAGTTTTGTGATTTTGCAGCACCAATATCAAGAGCAAGTCCCCAACCATGCTTAGATGTTCCAGGTTTTGCTGCCATACCTCTAGGTTTGGTATTAAACATATAGACCTGACCATCATAATCACGATAAGATCCAGTGATATCTGAAACTAGATCCACACCATCTTTTTTAGCAGCACCAACCATTGATTTGAATGATTGTGCTACCTCACCCTTCCTTAATTTATGACCTCTCCCAACATCTTCTAAAGCAGAACTTGGTAGTTTCCCATTCTCATACTTACCACCAGTTGCAAATTTAACCATTCCACCAATTGCTTCACCTTTCAATCTAGAAAGTTCACTTTTATCCTTTGGTGGTTTAGTTCCCTGCACAATCTGATTTACATTCCTACCTACTCCAGGAGGAGGTACAGTACCCCCCTGTGCTTTTTTCACATTACTCTGCTTAACCTTAGATAGAGCATCTCTAATCGTACTAGGCTTCATGCTGCTGCTCTGACCCTTATACTTAAATCTACCATAAGCATCAGGCAAGGAAGCAAACTCATATGCCAACCCATCCATGAATGCTTCATCACTCATCTGACCACTTAACCACCTTGATCCTCCACGGTTCTGCTCAATATTAACCTTAGATACAATTAGATCTTGATTTGCTGGACTGTACATATCTTTATCTGGATTCAATCCTGCTGCTTTTGCTCTACTTACGAGGTACTCAGGAAGTTGTTGGTACTTACCTACAGCACCAGTTGCTCTTCTAGCAACCTCAGCGATAGTCATCTTTGTAGCACCATTGAGAGTGGTACTTGGATACATCGCCTCATAATTACCCCCAGATTCCTTTCCAGCAATAAGATCAAGAAGGGCAGCCCAATCACCAGTAGCACCTCCAGAAACTCCTCCAGAAGGAGCGCCACCTGCTGAAGCACCTCCTCCACCACCTGCAGAAAAATCTTTAGTCGTAAGCAGCGCAAAAACACCCAAGACGTTTGCAAGAGCACCTCTTAGATTGTCCATAGTATTATTTGTTTTACCAACATTAAACGTTGGGTTTCTCTCACCAATATACTTGAGTTCTACGTCTTCAGACTCTTTAAGTTTATTCTGTAAGTTAGTCTTCGACTTAACTACGGACTTACTCAAACTATCTCCACCAGCGGCAGCAGAAACATTTCCCAACCCGAAAAGTTGCTTTGCTTTATTAATATCTCCCGATAGTAATTGCTTTGCAATTTCACCAGAAGAACCCATTCTCTCAAATGATGAGTTAACTGATGAAACAAGTGTTGCAGCAATATTACCAGACATTGCTGTTGATAATTTTGCAAGAGGAATAACTGCCTCTGGTCCTTTCTCACCAATCAATGCCTGAGTTGGTTTTGTTACTAATCCACCTTCAGCGAGTGCTGGTGGAGCGATCCAATCATAAAGTTTAGATGACAACCAATCTCCAATGATACCACCAACGATACCACCCGCTGCTGTACCTGCAACAGGTAGGATTGCGGATCCAACTGCAGCACCAATACCTGCACCAATACCAGATCCAATAGCAATTACAGCAGATCTAGCAATAGGTTCCTTGAAGATTAAAGTCCTAACAGCGAAGTCAATCAGAGGACCGATAATAGGAATTCTTCTGAAAATCTTTCCTACTGCTTTACCCAAAAACTTCCCACTGGATCTAGAGGCCGCTTTACCTGCAGCACCACCTGCTGATGGTTTACCCGATGTTGGTTTTGTTTTACCTGATGTTGGTTTTGTTTTACCTGATGTATCTACATCCGCACCGCCATCGGATTTAAGTAAGTCTAGGGTATTAAGAACATCTCCCAATAAGGAAAATGGATTTAGCAGATACCCTAGAGCCTTAAACCCAGCAATACCAATCAGAATCTGCCCAAGACCACCGAGAACTTGCTTGAATCTATCGAACCCCTGCTTGTCCCCAGTTCCAAATACAGATGATACCCCAGTGAGGAAATTATCTATTGACTTATATGCAACATTATAGATGAATCCGAAGATCTTTGCTGCACTATTAACAAAACTCTGAATGTTCTTACCATTCTTAGGATCAGCAATCCACTTCAATATCCCTTGAGTTATAAGTGCTCTAGCAGCAAATGTAACAATGGATTCAAATGGTTTGAAGAATTCTTCCAACCATCCTAAATTTTTTGATACTTCTTTCTTCCCTTCCTTTTCAACATTCGTAGATACGCTTGATTTTTTACCAAGACTTTCCTGCTTATCTTCCGATTGTTGATCTTTTCTATATTGCTCTTTTCTCTTGGCAAATTGACCACTGCTCACCAGATACTGATTATCAGTCTGAATGATAGTGAGTATTTGCTTTTGTACTTTACCTAAAGATTCTACTGAAGCCCCAATTCTATTCACAGATAAAAGAACACTACGGGCAGACTTAATACTGGACATAGATCCTCCAGTAATCTGCTTTCCACCCGCAATGATTGCAGCACCCTGACGAGATCCAGAAGTAATCAAACTAGGATTTACAAACTTATATGGTTTGATAGTACTTGAAAACATTATAGACTCGACCTACCTTGTGATTGCTGTTGTTGTTTCTTATATTTCTCCTCTTCTTCCTTAAGATGACTGAGAAGTTTATCAACATAAAATTGTTTCTCCCAAGGTACCATGTTCTCTAGATCCGAGTAAGACCACTTATGATAGTGAATTAATGCAAAATTAGTTTCCAAGTGGTTCTCTAAACTAGAGTGTAATAGGGCTATTCGAAAAAACTTCCAAGTCCTTCCAGTTTGACAGTGCTTGTAACACCTGTTTTGGGATTCTCAACTTCAATTTCATGCTCTAATTTTGGCATAGTAGCAAAGAAATCCTGCAACTTCTGGAACTGATCGCTCTTCATACTTTCCAAGAACTCCATTAGTTCTTTCTTAGTATAAGTCTTGGCATCAGAAACATCATCACCTTCATAGATCTGACTCATACAAGTAATAGAAAGATCGAAAATATTATCAACTGTGATTTCATCTCCACTAAAATTCAATTTCACAAAAGTATCAAGTGAAGGATACTTCATGATAATTCCAATGTTATCAGTGAGTTCAATCTTATTGCTATGCTTTTCTGGGAACTTTACATGAACAGATTCAAGATCAATTTCTACCTGCACTTGAGTTTCTTCATCATCTGGGCATGTGACCATGACTTTAGAAACTTCACCAATAGACTTAGAACGAATTCTAAGGAATACATATTCAATATCGAATGTGGATAGTTCTTCAACTCTAGATTTTAGATTGGTACAATTTTTGATAATGGTTTTAACTGCACTAATCATATCCTTCTCTTCACCCAATTGCATAGCAGTTAGAAGAAGTTTTTCTTCCTTCACAAGGAATGGACGATACTTAACAATTTCTTTTGACGATGGCAATTCCAATTCATATTCAGGAACCACTAATTTAGGTAAAGGCATAATTACTCCTTAATATAGTTATCAGTAAAATTATTTAGTGCAGTTTAAATAGTGAGATTTCTTCCACTAGTATCTGTAAGAATTGTTTGTGTAAGTCCCTGTGGTCCTGGTCCTGCAGCAGTACTTGCTTGTTGAGCAGCAGCAGATGCAGCAACTCCTCTAGTTCCTAAAGATACTGCAACTTCTTCAATACCATCATTAGATGGTACATAGAATCTATACCTCTCAAAATAAAATGACACTTCCATCGTTGCATAATTTGCAGGTCCAGATTGGAGTTGCATATTGCTGATATTGAATGGAAAAGCATTCTTCATTGTCCACACACCTACACATTTATTCCACTTAGTTGTAGTGAAATTTCTTTGTGATGGATTTACCAATGACATTTCAGCATTTTGATCGTATGGATTTGATCCACCTCTTTCATACTTAAAGATGTCAATGTATGATGTGCAGATGTCATCATACCAAGATACTCTCTGACTTGCATCATTTGCAGAGTAATTCATCCACCTCTCAAAGAAGGTTCTTGTTTTATATGTACGTGGAATAATAAATTGAATACTAATTTCACTAAAAGTTGTAGAGGTTGGATATCTCCACATAGTACCGACACTTTTTATCTCACCAGTTGTCAGTTGCCTGCTGGGAACTGTAACATCTGTGGCATAGTAGGTAAGTAATCTAGACTTATCAGTTCCAGGTCCAGAAGTATTTCCATCGTTGAAAAAATCATTAAACCAACTACTACTATTCATCACCTTAGGTTTAGTCCTAAAACGAACCCAATATAAGTTGTTGTACGATGGTGCTTCCCTTCTAGCAAGGCTTAAGAAACCTTGAAAACTGTTTGCACCAGATAAACCTGTAACAGCTACATCTGCCATTGTGTCCCTATAAATAGTTTTATGCTTTTATTATTATTTATGCCGTATAACAAGAACATCCTAAAGGGTGTGTATACGCCAAAAAATCCATCAAAATATAAAGGAGATCCGAATAATATAATTTTTCGTTCTTCGTGGGAACTTAAGTTTATGAAATATTGTGACCATAACAATGTCGTTTTGGAATGGGGCAGTGAAGAATTATTCATTCCATACATATCACCTGTTGATAATAAGACTCATAGATACTTCCCAGATTTTTACATCAAAGTTAAAGATCGTTCAGGAAAGATTAGTAAATATCTAGTTGAAGTGAAACCACAATATCAGGTGAATGGTCCAGTCCCACAAAAAAGAATGACAAAGAAATATTTGAATGAAGTGATGACCTACGCAGTCAACCAAGCAAAATGGAAAGCTGCAGAAGAATTTTGTAATGATCACATGTGGAAATTCATTATACTAACGGAAAACGAATTAAAGGTCTAACTAAATGGCAACAACGTACAAAACTTATCACTACCCATCAACACCTCCAGTAATTGGAGAGACTGATGCTGGTTTAATGGCGTTAGGTACTGAATGGAGTCAGGGATCTGCGATGCCAACAGAGTATATTGACTTCCTAAAAATTCAAGCAATCCAAGTTAATTATGATAAGGGTGCAGTTCTAAGTAACTTGGGTGCAGTAAATGCTACTGGTATAGAAGACAAAATTAAACCTTTAGATACTGTATACCTCTACATGCCTCAACAACTGGCAGCAAGTTATGGTGTTTCATACAATCCAGTTGCAATGGGTGTTGCTGGAGTCGCCGCAACTAAAGGATTAGGTACTTCAGGAACACAAATCGTATCAGAAATTCAAGCAGCAGCTTCAGATGCAGCACCAGAAGCACTATTCAATACAATCTCAACTGGTTTAAGTGGTCTGTCTAAGACAGTTGGAGTAGCGTACCAAGGAAATGGTAGTGCATTATCTGCCGTTTCACAAGGGAAAATATTCAACCCATTCGAAGAACTCATTTTCCAAGGAGTAGGTTTTAGAAGTCATCCATTCTCATGGAAGTTAGTTGCTAGAAACGAAAGAGAGGCAGATGATATTATCAATATCATCAAGTTCTTCAAAGTAAATATGTTACCAAATTTTGATAACAAATCTATTCAACCTGGAGAAAACCCAAGTAATACAACATCTACATCTACTACACCTTCAGGTTCAACAACAAATGCACAATCTGCTGGACAAACACCGTTTGGAACTGGAACTGGTGCTAGGTATTTAACCGTACCAAATAGATTTAAAATATCAATAGTAAGAGTAAATTATAATGCTGGTGGATATACATCTGGAAATGAATTGGGCAATAGCATTTATAGATTCAAAGATTCTCTATTAGAGTCTATGAATGTTAGTTATACACCAGACAATCAATACGTATCTACGGCTCAGGGAAAGGTACCTGCAGTTCAACTGGATCTAGTATTCAAAGAAACTGCTTACGTTACCGCAGAAGACGCAAACCAGGGTTACTAAAAATGGCAAACTATTTTCAAAACGTACCAAATATTCGTGTTGGTGTTCCAGGAATGGACACCTCACAACAAGAATATGTTGTCATAAAAAATATTTTCAGAAGAGTTAAAGGCGTCTTCATGGCAATGAAGAGAGATAGTATCTTCGAGAAGTATACTATTCCTGGTGATGAAAAACCATATCAAATATCACAAAGAATATACAATACTCCAAACTATGAGTGGATCATTCTACTGACTAATGATATAACAAATATCTATACTCAGTGGCCATTGTCACAAAGAGAATTTGAAGAGATGATGCATAGGAAATATGGTACAAAAAGTAATGAGACTAAGCATTGGGTCACAAAAGAAGTGTTATTTAATAACATGGTGATTGTACAATCTGGTATCTTAGTGAATCAAAATTACACTTACAAAAGACCAGATGGTGTAATGATTGGTGGAGATAGTTTAGTTAGACCCATATCACATTATGAATACGAGTACGAACTGAACGAAAGTAAAAGACAGGTGTATCTACTAAATCCAGTATACATAGATGAATTTGATAGACAGATGAGAGAACTGCTTCAGTATCCAGAAAGTGATGATAGAGTTTCATATACACAAAAACGTTCTGGTGACGACGAAGAAATATATACCGTAAGAATTTTCGACACATAAAAAAAGGGGGGTATCAAACCCCCCTTTACTTTATCAATCTTCTTCTGCCAGTCGTGCAAAGTAGGAAAGATCATCATCCTCATCTGCATTGAAATTAGGAAGAGACGGTGCTGCTTGCCCAACCGAAGAACGGAAGTTGCTAATTTCTTCACCCCAATTAGAAGGAGAAGAAGGTGCAGTCACGATTTCATTCTCTTCAGTTTCACTATCAACATAACGAGAAGCCTGACGCTTAGGAGCACCAAGAACAGAATTCAAACGTGCCTCAAGTTCCTCATAGGTTTTGAAGTTCTTGGGATCAGTGAATTCGGTAAGGGCGTATTCCTTCTTCCAGATAGATTCCAGTTGATCATCACTCAGTTCCTCAAGGGTTCCAGGACGAGAGAACTCGGACTTATCGTAGTTCCAGTAACCATCCACCTTACGAATCTTCAGTTTGAAGTTTGCACCTTCCCAGAAGTCAAAAGGATTGATAGGAGTTTCATCCTTGAACTCAGGTTGCATTGCTGCCATGATCTTATCGAAGATCTTCTTACCAAACTTATAAAGGAAGACTCGCCCTTCATTCTCAGGATGAGCAGGATCTTCTACCACATAGATGTTAGCGTAGTAAGAGAGTTTACGCTTCTGCTTACGAGCAATTTCCTTATCAGCATCACTACCACTATTCCACAGTTGACGATTCATTTCACCAACAGGATCTTTCTTGTTGAGAGTCGTCAGACTGTTCTCAATATACCATCCACCAGGACCTTGGAACGCATGACTCCAAATCTTTGCCCAAGGAATATCTTCACCCTCAGGTGCAGGAAGGAATCGAATTACAGCATAACCATTACCCGACTTATCCATCTCGGGTTTCCAGAGGCGTTCGTCAGCACCACTGCTGCTCTCTGGATTAGAAATCTTCTCGACTTCCTTAGTCAGTTTCTCGAAAACAGAACCCGACTGCTTTTTAAGTGCTGCAAAAGACATGTATTTCTCCGTATTAGTTGTATTTGTTGGATTGTGGGGCGGACCCCCCTCACCCGACCATGATATCATACCCTATTTAGGAACGCTTGTCAAGGTCCGCGACGACCTTATCCAAATATTTTTCAGTTGAGATCAAAGATTCCATAAGATTTGAATAACCAAACATATTTGAAATCAAATCAATTCGATGCTTCATATCAGAAGCTTCTTCATCAGTACCTGAGGATAGTTGCAATCTAGTGTAGAATATTTTTTGTTTTTCTATTAGTTGCTTTGTTTTATTGATATGCTTTATCGCATCCTCCTTTGGCATTGAAGTAAGTTCATCAGATTTATCATACAATTCCATGTATGTATCATATATTGATTGCAAATGGTCTTGGACCATTTCCGAATTAAAAAAGTTCATACTTTTTCTTTTACTGTTTTTAAAATGATTGACTTATACTTCTTACAATCAATCGTTAGAAATGGAGCATATTTAATTACTTGTATTTTCACTTGTTGCCAAACAGGATCTGTTAAGGTTTCATCCAATCTTTTAACATATCCTAAACAGGTCTCAAAAATAACTAAAGTCTCTAAGCTAATTTCTTTTCTCAAATAAGAAGTAAGAATGTTGGGATGTCGTCCCTTTGAACAAACAAATAATTTATCAAAGTTTTCCTCGTAGGGAAAGTCAATATTGTCCAATAGAAGACTGACTTCTTCCCTAAAATTATATAGGAAACTCTCTTGTTTCTTTTTCCAATTGGAGTATATAGTTTCTCCACTCGGACGAATAATATCCTTGATGTATCCCCTATTGTCACTTATAAAGTTTGATACGAAATACTCCTGTATTCTATCACGGTCGTACTTAGATGCCAACTTCTTAAAAAAATAGGAGTCATTCCTTTTGTTGAATGACTCCTCACTTGCTCTAGTTTTTCCGTTGAACCTGAAGTAGTCGTAGTCATCTTTAGTGAAGTGAAGTTTAAGAGAAAGATACATCTGATAAACTTCAAATCCAGTCATAGCGGTAAGATTCCCCTCGACGTTTTCTTCATGTAGTTAAGGCTCTGTGCCTGATACTTAAGTTTTTCTTTTAGTGGTTTGGAGACTAATTTAGATACTGTCTCCAGTTCAATTTCATTCTCCTCACAATAAGTAACGATTGCCTCAATATAGTTTACTAAACCACCAGATTCTTTGACAATACGTTCAATGTCTTCTGTGAATTTGGTTGCAGTTAGAAACTTATCTTCTGTGGAATCGTTATTTTGCATTCTTTCTTCCAGCATTAAAAGCATCGATATACTCCTTTAATAATGTAAAATAATAATCTAGATCGTACTTCACTATCACTTGGCAATCGCCTTCTTCTGTAGCAATGATAGTTACAATCTTCTTTGGCATAAGTCCAGTTCGTTCGTAGAACATAACTGCGTATGCAGTTTCTTGGACAAAATAGTTTTCAATCCACTCTTCTTTTTTTTCTTTATCTGATGTTTTGAAATCAATTACAGCAAGTTCGTTATCAAACTCAGCAATACAATCAACTCGTCCTGCTACACCTAGATAATCGGAATATAAAGCACCTTCAAGAACATGAATGTTATTGATCCTATTGAGGATAGGTTTCGCAACTTGGAATAAAGTAAAAGGAAGAGGTTTACTTTTGTGCTCTTCAAGTGATTCATTCTTTAGATATGATTCAACAATACTATGAAAAGCAGTACCTCTTCCTGTTGCTCTGGTTGTTTTACGATTTGCTACCTCTTCCCCAACTCTCTGGCGCCATTCCTTAAAGAATGCTGCCTTCTTAAATGAAGTTACTGTAGTAATGGATGGATATTGTTTCCCCGATGGTGTGGGGTAGAAACGCATACCATCTTTATCAATGGACTCCAGTTCTTCAAGTTGAACTGGAAGGGTAACAAAATTAAACATCAGAAACCTAAATTCAATTTACTAATAATGTAACTACGGACAAGACCAGAACGAACGATGTCATCAACACCAAACTCAATACAACGAAACTCTTCCATGGTTTCTAGGATCTTCATGAAGTCTAGGACTCCATTCTTTTCATTCTGCTTAATAAGGTCAGACTGAGTAATATCACCAGAGAAAATAATCTTAGCATCTTGACCCACACGGGTAATCATTGAGTCAAGTTCATGGAAGTTTAGGTTAGCAAACTCATCGACAACAATGATGCAGTTATCGAGAGTGACACCACGAATATAAGAAGTGCTCCAGAAGGAGATAGTTTCTTGAGCCCTTAGATTATTATATAGCATCTCAAAGGCATTATCGTCAGGCATCTCAAACATAAACTTTACCATATTCTTATAGGGAATCTGATAAAGTGCTGATTTATCTTCATGATCTCCAGGAAGGAAACCGATTTCTCTAGTTGGGACAAGAGAACGAACAACGTAAATCTTTTCGTATGGTGTATTGGGATTAAGTACTTCCCTCAGTGCTAGGTATAGACTGATAAATGTTTTACCAGTACCAGCACACCCATGAAGAATCATATGTTTGTCATCTGACCAAGCATCGAACACAGCTCTTTGTGAGTCTGTTAGTGGTTCGATGTTGAGGAGGTGATCACTATTAATTGGTTTCTTTCTTCTCATTTGTTTCGCACTCATTCCAGCGGGAACTACAGAGTTGTTGTTTCTCTTTTTAACTGGCATATCAGGTAAATCGTGATAGGTTTGCTCTCGGATGTGCTTCTTGCACTTTAGTCATTACTTCTTTGAATGCATCCGAACTTTTCGGTGCTCCATACATAGTTCCCCCACATCCAGCAGACCAATCTTTATCCCATTCAGGATTATCCTTGCGCCACTGTTCATACTCTTTCATTGTCATGTAAAGTTCTTGTTTGTCACCAGTATTAGTATTAATAACGGGATATGTTGGCATTGAGCACCTCCTCTTATTTAGTGGTAGCGATTTGAGACTTATTTGAGAACTCTTTCTTGAGTTCTTTACGGATCCTTTGATAGAAATCTAGAATGTCATGATTGTTATTGTAGATCAGACCACACTCTTTTGCGACTTCAATTACTTCTTGGTTATTCATTTTCAATCAATCCTGATACAAGGTTGTGTATTTTCCCAGTCTTTACAATCACACTCTCCATCACACCATCCAAGTGCTTCAGCAACACTCGGGAACTGACAAACAAAGATTCTCTTTGCTGCCTCTGCAACTTCCATGTGTTCTGCTTGAGTTCCGTTCTTCTCTCGGAGACCGATGTAGTGGATCCATGAACGGCACGAGCCTGTCATGTAGATACGAGTGGGAGTATTTTGTGGAAGCACCTTGCGGGCACACTCCTTTGCCACTCCTGCAGTAAGCATATCATCATACAGATCCATGATGTCAGCGAAGACATGCTTGATGCGACGTTCAAAACTACGCTTCAGTTCAGGATCAAGATCATCGATAGAGTTCTGACGATTCTTGGTATCCTGCTTACGAAGTTGGGGAACAGGAAGTTCTTCAGTTAGAAGAGATGCATCAGCATACCGTTGGGAAAACTGCTGGAAGCAGAAGCTTCTATGACGAAGAATTTGAGTTGCGATATCTAGAGTTGTTTCGATCTCTAGGGTCATGGTTGATTGCTCAAACACAGACCAGTGCTGGTGATCAATACAATACTTTAGAAGTTTAGCATAGTTAGGGTTCTCCTGGTTTGAAGGATTACTAACCCTTGCGATATATGCCATTGTCTTTTCTGCATCTGGAGTCACAGAAACCAAACATGCTTTAGTCATTAGATCTTTTACCTCTCAAAATTCTTGCTACGACCACCGTTCCCAGTGATTCAACGTAACCTATGTTAGCAAAGTTGAACATTTTTGTCAAGGACACATTGAAGGCAACCATGAACAGTAACGGCAGTACAACAGTATAGGTGATGACACCATTAATTATTTGTGATACTGCCTTTACTTGCTCAGTGTGTTCTTGCTCTTCAGTTAGTTCTTCTTCTTGTTCTTCAATCGCTCTTTGATCAAGATAGATTGTAGTCTTATTCTTCTGTTTCAATTGATTTTTCATCTTGTTTAGGACAATCAGGAACCCATGGGGCACATAATCTCATTTCTCCACCCAATAATTCTTGTGCTTTAGAACCGTCAGGTGCTTTTTCTGAATACACTGGAGGTGAAACCTCAGCAGGTCTTTCTCCAATAGATTTCCAGTAATCATCAATGGCTTTGTCTACATCACGTTTGATCCTTCTATCTAATTTTTCAGGATCTTTAATTACAAACTCATTGAGTATTGTACCTGGGAAATATTTTCTTTGAACTGCATCCAGTATATCCCAAAGTTGAATTTCGGAAACACCAGTACACTGAGATAGAGTTGCGATTATTGTTGACAAAACAATTCCAATAATCGCATACTGCTTAATGTCTGGTTTTTTATTTCCGAAATTGAACTTCATTTTTTCTTCTTCTCTTGTTTCTTGGGTGGACCCCACAACTTAGGATTGACTCTACCTTCAGTTTGTTTAAAGTCAACAAAATCTTCACGATACCTATCCCAATAATAATCAAAGATTTCGATCTTCTTATTGGCAATGATCAAATCGTAAGTAATGACTCCATCCATTTTATACGTCACCAAATATGAAGTGTATGGCAAAGTTCGATCACTTGCCATCTCTGGATCACAATTCTGATGGAGAATTCTCATCAACTACGGCCTCCCCATGTGATTTGTGGAAATGCTTCTTCCACTACTGCTTTGGTGATACGATACTTCTTCTGCAGTTCTTTATCTTTCACTAGACAAAGTAGTTCTGCTTCAGAACTATGAAGACCTTCTAACAATTGAACGAACATCTGTTCACGCTGAAATTGCTTCAGTTCATTGTTGCCACCTTTGATGTAGTTGTACAGTTTCCTATACTCTTGTTCTAGGATTGTATGTTCCGTTCCTGCAGGTGCTTCATTAGGACGATAGGGAACTTCCCCTTCTGGAATCATTGAAATGATACTCTCATCATAATTCCAGATTAGGATAGAGCGAAGTGCTTGAGTATTATATTGTTGCAGTAGTTTAATTTTCTCTGCTTTAGTCTTAGCATTCGAAACTTTTTGCAGGACTTCAGAAAGCAGCAGTCGATTACTAGTGTCCATTGACATTTTAAAATTCTCCGATTTTATCAAGTAAATTAATAAGTTGTTGTTTCACAAAATAACTATACATTTTATTTCGTGGAGTTTGGGTCACTGAATCAAATGATTCTAGAATTCTTTCTTCGACCTCTACAGGTATATATGAGAAATCAATTAGAGTCAGATTACGCTTATAGTAATTCATCTGCTCTTCATTGCAAAATTGTTCTGCTGATAGATTAACAATCCTATCAAGATTCTTTTTCATTAAAGGTTTTTGTCTTTTACCTTCAACGAAAGTATCATCGGGAGAAAGATAATTTGGAATACCATCAGACTTATCTCCCTTAAGAACATGCTCAAGAATATATTTCTTGGGATCCATTCCAGAAACAAACTTCTTCATCACTGGATTGTACTGCTTAAGCCAAGGATACTTTTGCAATTGAATGAAATCTTTATCTCCAGAAAGAATGAGAACCTTACCAATAGGTTTCATGTCTCGTTGCAACTTAATATTTTCGTGTGCTTGATATTTGGTTAGGACAGAAATAATATCATCTGCTTCTGCACCATCAACCTCCATAACTTTGTATGGCATGTTCTCACGAATTTCATCTCTAATCTGATTAAGAATCTCAAAAATAGATCCCCAATTAAAATTAGATTTCTCTCGATCTTTCTTTCGAGTTCCTTTATAGTATGGGAAATATTCCCTCCTCCAATAATGTTTGGAGTCATAACAAAGGACTAGTTCCCCATACTCCTCACCAAACTTCTGATTATACATCCGAAGAGAGTTGAGAACCATATGGCGAACTAGTCCCTTATCAAGTTCATTAGATAATTGAATCTGAACCATCAGATTAGAAATCATCACTTGGTTCATATCGATAAGGATCATGTCAGTTATTCATCTTCCTCATCAAATATATCATCATCGTCCGAGAATGTCAAGTAGGTCAGTTCATCTTGTAGGATACGACCGTCTTCATCTAGCATTTCTGGATGAATGATGTGCTTAGCGTAACTAGCATTTTGATACCAAGCATCAAATAAATTATTCGAAAACCATCCAAGTACAAAGGCAAGGATGAAAGTACCTATCGTCAAAAAGAAAGATACGTATATAAACTCTATATGCTCTAGCATGGGTTCCTCCTGCTAACGTTTTGGATAATAAAAGAACCCAACCTCCTATCTAAACTCAAAACTATTTATTACTAAAGGAGTCCCTTAGATCTAAAGTAGTTAATAGATTCAGTGCATCCACCAAGAAGAAGATCATCATTAATTACTCTAGGAAAAGTCGAACCTTCTCCGAACTGAGAGTAGAATTGATTGCGGTTAAAGTCTCTATCTAAAATATACTCTGCATAATTCCACCCCTTGGCGTCAAATACTTGTTTAATCTTGTCGCAATATGGACAACCAGGCTTAGTGTATACAGCAAGTTTCATGTCAGTCCCCCTGTCATTTGATTAAAATTGTCTTGCATTTCTTTAAATGTTTTCTTCTTCAATTCATCGTCATCGATGAATTCATCAAGTACTTTAATGATATCATTAAATGAATCTCGAATCAACTCAACAGTTTCAGATACGTCTAGTTTATCAGGTTCCATATATTAAAGTACTGAAGTCCAGATGGAGGGATTTGAACCCCCGACCGCCCGCTCCCAAAGCGGATGCGCTACCAAACTGCGCTACATCTGGTGGCGGAGGGGGTGGGATTCGAACCCACGGAGGCTTTCACCTCGCTGGTTTTCAAGACCAGAGCCTTCAACCACTCGACCACCCCTCCTTACATACTATATATTAGTCCATTTCACCGAGTTTGTCAAGGGTCTTGATCTCAAATAAAGAAGACTTATAGTATCTGGAGATCTTTTTAGTCTTTTTCCACTTTTCATGTTTAGTGGAATCGGTAGAATGAATTTTCTGAAGTGCTTTCAATTCTTCTAAGGTTTTATAAATTTTTCTATTCAGGACAGCACTATGTCCTTCATCCTGATTTGGAATATAATTGTCTTGAGGTACAAGACTTTCCACTTCAATCTCGCCTTCTGGGATGCGTTGTTGCATCTCCTCTGGAAGATCTTCGTATTTAATTTCAGGCAAATCCATTAAGTTCTCCATTAAGTACCAGTATTATCTAGATTGTCTTCATAGTATGTTTCACCACCTGGCAAGTTTGCTGGCAGACTATAACCATACCTATAACGAATCTGACCATCATCACCTTTTCTTCCAGGTATATCATTTCTGACTTGAGTAACCTTTATCTGGAAGGTGAAATACTGTCCGCTAATATTAGCAGGTTTATCATATATCGTCAAGTTTCTAGTGAGTCCCCACTCTGGAGAGGTTTTATCCCACCAAGGTTGAGTACCCTCACTTTGTAATGGTGGGAATGTACCAGTAACAGTATCGTTTACGGCCCACCCAGCACCCAATCCCCACTTAGGGATTCCTCTCAATCTAATTTTAGTTGACCAAGTATTTCCAATCTTAACTGGATTCCACCATAGGGCAAGTTCCAATGATTTTGGTTTGTAAATACCATCTCTGTTGATACTATTATTATCTGCTCCTTCATATGTTCCATATCTCAATCTCTGTAGATCCAAATCATTCGTGGGATTTGAATCGGTAGATCCCCAAAAATAATGAAAGGGGAACTCTACACCACTCATATCATTTGTCCAAACACCTTGACCCATCCCAGGAATAGTTACATCATAAGTCGATCCAGAAGAATTGTATAGTGCATATTCATTGCCGTTAAATATGATACTAAATCTAGTTGGTCTCGATCCACCAAATCCTCCACTACCATGGCGATATGATTCATCATTTGTTCCAGGACGTTGATAACCAGAAATAAATCCTCCTGGTGCTTGATAAAAATGTTCAACAGTTACTGCTGGATGATTGATAACAAATGTCTTACCAGAAGAACCACCAAAAGCAGTAGAATCACCATTCTGGCAAGATGCAGATCCATACTTTAAATCATAAGCAGTAAGTCCAGATCTTCCTCGGCGGCCGCCTCCTCCACCGCCACCAGGACCATCACCAATTCTATGGTCACTACCATACTTACCGCAGTACATATCAGTTGACCAAATTTTATTCATGGATGGATTGTAAAGTTCTAAAGCAAGGCCTGCTGGGTTATCTTTCCAGTTATTACCATCTTCACCATTATAAAGAAGGAACCTAAACACATATCTTCCAGCAGAAGAATTTGAAAATGTAATTGTATTTGGTACAGAACTTCTAAAGTCTGAGCATGTTCCAATCAAAGTCCAATTATTAGCTCCATTAAGATCTGCAGGTAGAGTAGAAGGGAATGCTGAATTTGAATTCAGATCTGGATTCCTATCGGGTTCACCATTATAAAATCTAGATCCATCAACATATGATGATTGACCTGGATCATACCATGCTGCTCTGTAGATTCCGACTTTATTATCGCACAACACTTTAATTGTGTGAGTTCCTACAGAAGATAATTCTAAATTTATCCTAACATCTTGATATTGACCTTGTACTGGATCATGATCATTTACCCATACAGACCTTTCTGCCAACCAGTTACTCCAAGATGGATGATATTTACTTACCGAGTATAGTGGTGGGTTTGAAAATAGTGGTATTGCATCCCTAAGAAATCCATACGATTCATTCGTATTGATATCAGTTTTTGAAATGTTGTCTCCACTGTACAAATTATTCTGCCAATTACCCCAAGGTGCAGGATCACACCCATCATTAGAGTTGCTACTCTTGACATAAGAATCTCCACCATCATTCGATCCTTGTGAACTTCTTGTTGCTCCACCTGATCCCACAACTATAGTAAGAGTCGCACCAGGAGTTACAGGTACATCAGAAGTCCAAGCATATCCACCACCGCCTCCACCACTTCCATGATCATCACCAGTTGGATCTTTAGCACCGCTTCCGCCGCCTCCAATACAAACAACTTCACTCAAAGATGTAACTCCTACTGGAACAGTCCAAGAATATGATCCTGGTGATGTATATGAAAGTGTACTGCTGCCATACTTAATTCTTACGGCTCCATTTCCACCAGCACCGCCTGTCCCGCCAGGGGCGCATCCTCCTCCACCGCCGCCATAGGCGCCTCCAGATGCCCCGTTAGCAGTGCTACTGCTGGACCCATTGGATAAGTGGTACCCGTCTAGGGAGACCCCGTGGCCTCCTCCACCGCCCTTGGTGGCGATGGTGGCAGTATTCTTGGATTGCCCCGTCTCATATCTCCCGCCTGCACCGCCTCCATACTTACCTGAAGTTGGATCATCGCTTCCACCATTGCCACCATCATTACCAACTCCAACGTGGACTTTACCAGAAATACCTAATTGATAATCGTCCAATCCACCATGACCACCAGTAGAGTAGCATAGAACATTTTTATGTGCATTCGATCCATTTTCCAAGAAAGATAAACATCCTTGGCCTCCACCTCCACCACCTCCACCAACAGAAGCAATTAACTGACCATTAATATAAAGTTCTGAGGATCCTCCTCCTCCACCTCCACCACCTGAGGCTCCATTTTGCCCCGATGTTCCACCTGGAGATCCACCATTAAATGATTTTAATAATTTTTTTTGTTCATTACTGAAATGTATTCCAGGGCGGCCACCTTCTCCAACTACGGCAACTATGGTATTCGTTATGGATGGATCCAAAGAGATGTTAAATCTCAATAAAGATCCAGTTCCTCCAGAATTATTTCCAGATCCCGAACCACCATTAGATCCCCTATCACCACCGCCTGCTCCTCCGCCAGCGCCAATCATAATTACATCCATACTATTAATACCTATAGGTGTAGTATGTTCGTAAATTCCGTGGGCACTATATCTCTGTATAGATCCACAGATCAACATTGGTTGAACTTCAATTGGTAAGGTTTTTATTTTTGTATTTACTGGTAATAACCCTCCACATCTCTCAGCAACAATTGAAGGATCATCCAAGATATCATCATAATCTTCGGCTGTACATTCACTCATAACCCTAGGATCATAACAAATCCTAGTATTCTCATCAATATCAATACATTCTAGTTCCCCAAGTAATCCAGGATCACCTATGGTATCAAGTAAAACTGTTGGTGGAGAATCGATTGCAACTGTAGCAGGAAGATCACTAACAGGATCTTCTGGACAATCATAATATTTTCCAGTATCAATCAATCCAGTACCTTCACTGGAAGCAATATCACATATTGGTCCATATGGACCATTAGGAGTATATTTTTGTAAAACTGTAACAGACTTACAAAGTGATGCTTTCTTCAAAGATGGTGGTCTGGTAGTAGAAGTGGTAGTATCTTCGACTGAAGATTCGACGATAACTTCTCTTATTATAATTTCTGGTGTAGGTTCAGGGATAATGTCACAAATTGGACCATACAACCCATTAGGAAAATAGATTGTCATTACATACGAAAGGTTTTATTTTATTTAGATAACAATTCAAAACAAAAAAACGTATAAATAATCTCAGGAGGAGAAATCCTTCGGTTAGAGATCAGATGTATTACTAAAAGATTCCAGCAATGGCTCTTTCATTAATCCTTCACCTCTAATTGAATTACGATTCAATTTTAAATAGAAGTAATCCCAGACGATTCACCTACAATTGTCTGTGGGAGCGATTCGTCTGGCATTATGTCATGGACGGATTGAATCGTTTTCTCCTCTCCTTAAACACATTCTTTTCCTTAAGGAGAAAACAAATGGCAGAACCCGTTTATATGCCCGATCCATGGGCAGCACTCGCATCACAGCACTCAGACATCCGTAGAGAAGGTTCTGTAGAGCGTGGCGAGATTCGTTATGACATCGCAACTAAGACTGGCGATGTTCGTGAAGCAGTTCTCGTTGGAAATTCTGATCTTCGTAGAGAAGGAGCAGTCGGTCTTGGCGAGACTAAGTATGCTATCGCTGCTTCATCAGAAAACACCAACCGTGATGTTTTAACTTCTGGTTATCACACACAAGTTAAGGTAGACGAAGCTGCTGATAAGATTCAGCAAAGAGCTACCGACTTCTATATTTCTGGACAAGCAAGAGATTTTGATCAGTCCCGTGATCTTGCTGCTCTAAGAGCAGTCACAGACCTCGCTTCTCAAAAACTCAGTTCAGAAATTCTTCTCGCTACTGAGAAGACTGCTACTGCTGCTGCTCTTGAGTCAGCAAAAGTTGCTGCTGCTGTAGCACTTGGTCAGCATCAACTCAGCAGAGAGATTGCTGAAGGTAAGTATGAGACTAGCAAGCAGATTTCTTACGAAAATGAGAAGACTCGTGACCTCATCAATTCACTCAAGAATGATGAACTCAATCGTATGCTGATTGAGCGTAACACCGACCTAAGTGGTTGCCGTCAGGATTACTGGGCTGCCAGAGAGGGTCTGTTCAACAGTCAGTTCGCTGCTCTTTCTTCACAAGTTAATTCTCAGTTCAACGCTTTAAACAGCCAAGTAGCTGAGACCCGTCAGGGTATGGTTAACTTCGGAACCATGGCTGGAGTTGGTCAGTCTTCAACCAGCAACGCTGTACGCTGATTTAGTTCAGTAGTTATCAAGGGGGAGACCATCTCCCCCCTTTTTTAAAGGAGAATAACTATGGACTCAGCAGAAAGAAGACTTATTGACCTTTATAATCTCCTCGCTCAATACCAAAGAAATGGAGATTCAGATCTTGCTGGAAATATTCAGACAATACGTACTGAAATAACCCAGATGTTAAATGCCCGTGCTGGTGGCAATGACAATATTAACATCGTTATAGATGGCGGAGAATGCCCCGATGAATGCCCACCAGGGCCACCAGGACCACCAGGAGAACAAGGTCCACCAGGACCACCAGGACCCCAAGGGGAACCAGGGGAGGGAACACCAGGACCACCAGGGGAGCAAGGTCCACCAGGACCGCAGGGACCACCAGGAGAGTGCTCATGCAAATGCAAAAGCATCTTGGTTTCATCTGATTATACTGCTACTTGTGATGATTACTACATCGGTGTCAATAGTGACGGACCTGTTACTATTACGTTACCTTCAGAATGTACCGACTGTTGTGAGATCATTGTAAAGGCAGAGATGGGTCCGCCATTGGGAAATCGTAAAGTTACTGTAACTACTGTTGATGGTAGTTACATTGATGGTAAAGACAAATATGTTATGGAAGTACCTTACCAATCGGTCAATGTATTTTGTCGTGGTGGAGATTGGTACATCATCTAACGGAGTAAACAATGGCATACTTAGCACAACCCACATCAAAAACAGATTATGGAGTGGTTGGAGTTGGAGATTTCATTAATGTTTTTGATGGATTCATTTCATTAGAACAAGATGTATCTCCTGACGCTTCGGTATCTTTCAATCAAGTTACTATTGATGGAGAGGTTGCTGTAACTTCAGTAACACCTTCTTCTGGTGATGGTATTAAATTAACTGATGTTGTTACTACAGGTAACGATACGTCGTTCACCATTTATAACACTGGTGTTCTTTCTTTAACTGCTGGTGATGGTATTAGTATCTCAGACAGTACTGGTTATATTACTATCTCTGCTTCTGGTGCTGATTTAATTTCCACTATTGGAGTTACTGGTTCTTATACCGCAACTGCCGATGATGAATACATCGGTGTCTTTAGTGCATCCGCAGTTACAATCACACTTCCAGTTGGCGTTACTGGTCGTGTTTATATCATCAAAGATGAGTATGGTCAAGGATCTGGAAAGATTACTATCAAACCATCTGGGACTGAAAAAATTGATAATAAAGCAGATTACATTATATCTGTACCTAATCAATCAGTATCCGTCGTATTTCGTGGCGGACAATGGAGAATCATCTAATTTTATAAAACCATGAACTTTAATATCAAACCATCTCTACCAGATGACAGAGATTACATTTATAGAAACGATAGCACTGAAGTTCTCAGAGAATCTGTAGACCTTCGTGAGTGGGATACTCTACCACAATCCAAAGAATTGATCGAAAACACATTCAATCAAGATGGAATATATTTAAGAGATGGTCTGAAGTCACTAAAAAAATTAGGCAAAATTTCTTCCTATCAAAAATTAATTAGCATTTATTATATTACTGAAGTGTTGAATCACAACAAACCAGTTGTATTCGGAATGGAAATTTATGATAGTTTTATGGATCTGAATGAGCGTATTTCTACTGTAAACTTTCCAGGAAGAAAAGAAAGAAGTATTGGTGGCCATGCTATGTGTATGGTTGGATATGATATGAGGAAAAGATTATTTTTAGCAAAAAATAATCTTGGAACTAAATGGGGAGACAACGGATACTGTTGGATTCCTTTTGATTACATTAGGCAGGAAGGATACGACATTTGGACTTTTGATATATCAAATCAAGCAGGAGAACCTAATGTACTACCACAGACCATACCCCTACTACCATCACAGAAGATATTGCTATGACAACTATTATTGGGGTGGTTGCCATCCTTATTACAATAGATATTGGGATTATAACCCATATTATTCTTACTATCCTTACTAAGTAGGAGATTTAAAATGCATTATTATAGACACAATAGGTATCATAGATACCCCTACTATAGGAGATATTATAGTCATTATCCTTACTACTATAGAAGATATTATGACCCATATTATAGATACATGAATAATGCAATTGATAGTGATATCGTAAATATTGATGATGATATTGTCATCTATAGCAATACTCAAAGTAAGGTTGAAGTTTCAGAAGAACATAAACCAAAGGAAATCGTTATGGAAGTGAATGAAGAAGAGGAAGATGATGATATATCTAATATCGAACCCTCTCGTCTAATTCTTCTATAGCAATAAAAAAGAGTGGTTTTGCCACTCTTTCTTTTTATTTAATTTTCTTCTTCTACAGTATTACAATCTTGTTGGTAAGCTTTCTCAAGATCTTTAGATTCTCTTGTATCAACAACAACCCATTCCTTTTTAATATCAAGATAGGTTTCCCAGATTGGTACACCGTCAGATTCCATTCGTCTGTATAGTCTACCTTGATACGGTGAGAAATATTGCCCAGAGAAGTGACGTGCAACTTCTAGTTTAGGATTCTTTAATTGTTCTAAAGTTTGCTGAAGATTAGCAATCTGTTCTTCAATTTGTTCAATAGTTAATGACATAATTTTTAATTAGGTGAAAACGGCTAGTCCAGTTATATCATCATATGAAAGTTGATCAGTAAAACTAATTGTATCTGATCCGATAATTAGATCTTCATCAGATTTAACAAGTTCTACAAGACTCATAAAATAATCTTCAACTTCATGCAAATCACTTCCACTTGAAAGTTCCCATGCTTTTTCGAAAATCTTATCTGCTTTTGGGTGATTTGTCATAGAATACTTAGAGATTAGATCTCTGCGAAACTCATTCTGTAGTTTAACAATTTCACCATGATAATGTTTCAGATGAGCATTATATGATATTTCATCTAAAACATATTCTTCCACACATCCATTAGGTGCTTGAAAATCCTCATCAAATTGTCTTTTCATTCCTACCATTACGCCCTTTCGGTAATAGTAAATAGTCATATAATCGTCCTTTTTCGGTATTGATACCGATGTCTTTTGATAATATGAATAGGGTTTCATTAGGTTTTACTGTATAGTGCAGCAAGACTCTGGGCGCTAGGGGGCTGCCCTTGTCTTGAATATAGTATAGCAGACCTTAGTATATACAGCAAGGGTTTTGCGGCACTCTGCAGCACCTATATGTAATGTTCGCATATACCCGTCAGGGATCCATGACAGGCATTGTTAAATTATCTTACATGATGTCCCCCAAACATGTAACGCATTCCGTTCAGGATTTTTGCTCCGAAGGATCCGAGATTTCGTGAGTTAAATCTTTCAAAAAGGGCAGTAGTAATAACAGGAGCGGGAACCCCCAGATCCACAGCGGCAGAAACAGTCCAACGACCCTCACCACTGTCGGATACGCCTCCAGAGAACTGTTTAAGGCTACCATCCCTGCGTAGCACATCAGCAGTAAGATCGAGTAACCAAGACCCAACCACGCTACCACGACGCCATAACTCAGCAACCTCAGCAACGTCAATATCATAGCAATAGGATTCTGGGTCTGCCATTGGAGCAACTTCAGCATCACCTTCTCTGACATATTGAGCACCCATATTAGCGTTCTTGATAATGTTAAATCCTTCTGCGTATGCCTGCATCATACCATACTCAATGCCATTGTGAACCATCTTTACAAAGTGTCCTGCACCTGGACCACCACAATGCAACCAACCAAACTCAGCAGAAGTTACATCCGAGTCAAACTGAGTCCTCTTGGCAGCACTGATTCCTGGGGCAAGTGCATCAAATATCTTTGCACAAGTGGCGACTGCAATATTTCCACCGCCAACCATAAGACAGTATCCACGATCCAAACCATAAACACCACCGCTAGTGCCACAATCAATATATTGGACACCAAGTTTTGCCAGACGTTCTGCTCTCTTCCGACTGTCCTTAAAATTGCTATTGCCATGATCAATAATAATATCTCCTTCACCACAATATCGTAGTAACTCATTGATCGTCTCCTCTACTGTTTCTGCTGGCACAACCATCTGAAAGATTCCTGGTTGTTGTCCATCTTTTTTTACTATCTTAACAAGATTTTCAATAGTAGTTGCAACTCCATTCACATATCCTTTCTCATATGCTTCACTTGCCTTTTCATAATTCCTACGATAACCCCAGACTTCTATTCCTGCCTTCATCATACGACGAGACATTCCTTCACCCATGCGGCCCAGTCCGATCAATCCAACTCTCATTTTTCCCAATCCTCGTAAATTTTTCTGAAGTACATATCCACTTTTGTCAAACTATCTAAGTGAATGTCACAAACATAATTATGATCATCACACCACTGAAGTGCAATAGCATGAAACTTTTCTTCACTTATGACTCTCTTTACACCATACAATCTGGCGAATGATGACATTACAAAATGCCAACACTGATCTTGTGATTTCATTTTTCTAACTAATTATAATGAGTTCTTTCTAAGATGTTATTTTCTGTTATGAATTGACAACAAAAAAGGAGTCCCGAAGGACTCCTAAGTTTACTATGAGTAAGAGATCAACCGATTGCAGGTGCGGTGAGTGCCACAGGGGTCATCTCAGCAGCAGCAAGGTCAAGAGGGAAGTTGTGAGCATTACGTTCATGCATCACTTCCATACCCAGACCACCACGATTCAGGATGTCTGCCCAAGTAGGAATAACACGGTTCTGACTATCAACAATCGACTGGTTAAAGTTGAAACCATTCAAGTTGAATGCCATAGTGCTAACGCCCAGAGCAGTAAACCAAATACCAACAACAGGCCAAGCAGCAAGGAAAAAGTGAAGACTGCGACTGTTGTTGAAGCTTGCATACTGGAAAATGAGTCGTCCAAAGTATCCATGAGCAGCGACAATGTTGTAGGTTTCTTCTTCTTGTCCGAACTTGTATCCATAGTTCTGGGACTCAGTTTCTGTCGTCTCACGTACAAGACTAGAGGTGACAAGAGATCCGTGCATAGCAGAGAAAAGAGAACCACCGAAGACACCAGCAACTCCCAACATGTGGAAAGGATGCATGAGAATGTTGTGTTCTGCCTGGAAAACAAGCATGTAGTTGAAAGTTCCCGAAATCCCCAGAGGCATTGCATCAGAGAAGGATCCTTGACCGAAGGGATAGACCAGGAACACTGCAGAAGCAGCAGCAACGGGTGCAGAGTAGGCAACACAAATCCAAGGACGCATACCAAGTCGGTAAGAAAGTTCCCATTCGCGTCCCATGTAAGCATAGATACCGATCAGAAAGTGGAAGACGACCAGTTGGAATGGTCCACCATTATATAGCCATTCATCAAGAGAAGCAGCTTCCCAGATGGGATAGAAGTGAAGACCGATAGCGTTGCTTGAAGGAACTACAGCACCAGAGATGATGTTGTTTCCGTACATTAGAGAACCCGCAACAGGTTCACGAATTCCATCGATATCGACGGGAGGTGCAGCAATGAAGGCAACGATGAAACAGATAGTAGCAGCGAGAAGGGTAGGAATCATCAGGGTTCCGAACCAACCGACATAAAGACGATTGTTGGTTGATGTTACCCACTCACAGAACTGTTCCCAAACATTACTTCCACCGCGTTGTGCGATAGTAGCAGTCATAGTTAGTACTCCGAGTAGTGGTTATGAATGTGAAGAAATGTTTCCATTCCTTAACACTTATTTATAATAGCATGGTCGGTTAACCGTGTCAAGTGGTTCGGGCAAGAAAAAAGGAGTCCCTTGAGACTCCTTTGAGATTATGCGATACCAGTGAGACTAGTTAGATAATTCAACATAGTTTGAGGATCAGTAACTTCATACGGATCATCATCAGCGTTGTCTCGTTTATTGGGTTCTTCAAACACTTTAATGATATTTTGATTATCAATCAAAGCAGAATACCGCCAAGACCTCATACCGAATCCCAGATTTGATTTATCAACTAGCATTCCCATTCCGTCAGTAAAATCTGCATTGCCATCAGCAACCAGTTTAACTTTCCGAACATTCAAATCTTTAGCCCAAGAGTTCATAACGAATGCATCATTTACACTGACACAATAGATGTCATCAATACCGTGCTTATTAAATTCATCAAACCTCTCTTCAAATGAAGGAAGTTGCTTAGTGCTACATGTGGGAGTGAAAGCACCAGGGAGAGAAAATACAATTACTTTTTTATTGGAAAAAAGTACACTAGAATTTTTAGTGACAAATTCACCATCTTCTCTCAGAACAAAATTAACGTCAGGAATAATATCAATCATATGTTTGGGAAAGTTGATTCAAAGAATGGAATAGTAATACCAAAAAGGAAATGGTAGTAACTGTAAAAATTACTTCACCCATCACCAGAGACCAGGAATGATTTGCCCAGTAAGAGCATAAGCACCGATAGCAGCAACGAAACCAAGCATGGCAAGACGGCCATTCAGTTTTTCAGCGCGTTCGTTATGAGTTTCAAATTCGTGATTTTGCATGTCTTCCTCCGTAATGTACATAGTGGGTTCTTTGGCAAACATATTTTGTTGACCAAATTCATTGGTAGTAACCGTCATGTTAAGTTTTATAACAGTCTACATTATATAGTCTTCAGTCAAGATTTGTCAAGACTTCCTTGACCAGATTGATGACTGGTTGTTGGCGATCGTATCCTTTGAGACTACCACGTTTCATGATAGGTTCTCCATTCAGGGGAGAGGGTTCATAGACCTCATATTCATAATTGTGTTTTGTAGTAAGACCCTTACCAGTGGCATTCCAGATACGAATCTCTGCAAGTTGTTTGCCTCCGATAGTCATACCGTAGGGTTCAAGTTCAACTTTAACGCGAAGCATAATTAATCTCTTGGTTTAGGTTTGCTACATTCAATACAGTAGTAGGAGAACCCACTACGAAAACACTTTACCACTTGGTAGTGGTCCTTGTCAAGGGGTTTCTCGGTGTGGCACTTGGAGCACTGTCTAGTCCCACCACCAGCAGAGGTTTGTGAGGGTGGTGAGAAACTGCTCATGATAGACCGTGCGGCTTGGATTAGGTTTACCATCTTTCATGTCTTGGAGATACTGGATTATACCACGAACTACTGGGGTATCTTGGAAGTATTCGTGCATTCGGTAACAATCGAACTTCTCAATGTATTCTACGAAATCATGTAGAGGATCCGTGTTACGACGGTATCCCCAGATGAATACATCTTCATCTTTGATGCCTTCTTTGTTGACGATATCAAGTTTAACAAACTTTTCTCCGTCTTCATTTACTTCTTCTTTTTCTCTATCAAACTTGAAGTGAAGACCATCATAATACTTTTCATGTAGTTCCTCGTCTGGTGCTACACGAACTCGCTCATTCTTTGCCATGATATATTCCATGCGACCTTTCGCATCCTCGTTAGTCAAACGGAATACAATGTTGCCGATGTAATAATCTACAGGACCACCGTAGAGGTGAGAAGATTCTCGTTTTCTGAATGAGAGATGAGTAATCTCAAATCCAGGGTCTTCGTGTTCAGTTTCAACTAATCCTTGAGAAATCATAATCAATACCTAGAAGGAATGTCATCATAATGATCCAAATCTTTGCCGTGCTTGATGTGCTCCTTGCGAAGTTTTTTCAAATCTTTCATCATATCTTTGATTTGTTTGTATGCTTCATCAGCAGTGATCTTATTTCCGATTTCCAAACCAACAATAAGATCTACCTTATCACCGAATCTAGCAAGTGCTCTTTCAAATTCAGTAAGCGATTCGTAACCCATAATAACCTCCATTTGTTTCATAGGACTACTGGGAGTTGAACCCAGACTAACCCGTTATAAGCAGGCCGCTCTAACCATTAAGCTATAGTCCCCTAATGTATTTGTTGACTTAGCATGTATTCTACTGTGTTAGCAATGTCGTTCATTGCATCACGTAGATCAGGTCTTTGACCCGATTCTTGTTTAATTATAGGACGATGATTATCCGTAAGGGTCCATCTCCATTGTTGCATGGATTCGGAGTACCAAAGCTTAATGTTCATTCTTTTGGTACTCCAGTCGTATCCAATTAATCAGTGCATTAACTTCCATCCTTTTCTCTTCGGAGAAGTCTGAACTTTTATTGAAAAGATAAAAATCTAATGCTTCAATAGCAAGATCTCTATCTTTCTGTGATATGAGTGACATAATAAATCCCTTACGATGGGAAGCGAAATAGGGGACTCGAACCCCTGACATCTAACTTGGAAGGATAGCGTTCTACCACTGAACTAATTTCGCATTTGGATAATATATCCAACTCCCCCACCTCGATTCGAACGAGGAACCTTAGAGTTAACAGCTCTCTGCTCTGCCGTTGAGCTATAGGGGAATGATTGGTCTCCTTCTAGGCTATGTGCCTAGCGAGTACCAATGTCGGTAAGAGGACTTGAACCTCCACGAATTACTTCACTGGAACCTAAACCCAGCGCGTCTACCAATTCCGCCATACCGACTTGTTCTCTGTCTAGGAATCGAACCCAGTTTCCATGTGTGTTGTCCACCCGTCCTTACCAATAGACTACCAGAGGTTGGGAGCGGGAGTTGGAATTGAACCAACTACCTGGAGATTATGAGACTCCTGTGCAACCGTTACACTTCCCCGCTTTGTTCCCTCCATTATATAGGAGGGAATGGAGGATGTCAACCCTCCACGCTTGGCTCGCCACTTGCCCTTTGACTGGAGGCAAGAAACCAGGCGGAGAAAGAATTCCCCATCCGCACCACTTACTTTTTAAAGGAAAAGCAAGAAACCTGAGGGGGTATCCCGACCAGTGCTGTTAACGTCCATCCGTGACGAATGAGGGTCAATTGACTCCACCAGTACTTTTAAAGTCTCTCCGTGACTAGACATTAGAATTTAATAATGTCTTCTGCCATTCCACCTCTAACTCCGCTATTGATATAGTTATAAGGAATCTCATCCACTCCATAATCGTATCCATAATTGAATAGAATACTGTCTCCTTCTGTTTCCCTAGTAACTTTAACGAAACGAGAATTGGTTGTCCAACCCTTAACACGCTCTAGAGTTTCTGTGATTTGTCGAAGAAGATATGGATCTTCATTCTTAGCGCCAAGACTAAGTGCTTCTCGCAATGCATCTTGAGCACGTTCGAGTTGGTATTTAACGGAATCAGTCATCATCATCTCCTTTAATGTAACATGGAACCCGATCAGGATCCAACCATTTAGTATACTCAAAATCTTCTATGGCAAGAAAAAGTTGAGTTTCATTGTCACAGAGATACATGTCTCTGTATTTACCAGTGTAGGAATCAACTTTCTGAATCCTACAATCGGGTTTCCCATTAACCTCTAGTGTTCCAACTTGAACATAGCGGTAGGGAAACCGCTCCATAACAACAGTGGGTTTCTTCATAATGAATAGTTCAAAAGGCGTCTCAGGAGGGACTTGAACCCCCGACCAACTGCTTAGAAGGCAGATGCTCTATCCAACTGAGCTACTGAGACATTCTACATCAAGCAGGGGTTTTTTGCAACTGCTTGATCTGATCAGCGATTTCTTTTGCTTCGCTGAGGCGTCCTTCACTTGCGAGAGAGTGAAGTTGGTCAATTAGAGCTTCTACAGTTTTGTCCATAACAGTTTTGTAATCGTTCATGAAATCAACCACTTGGACCTCCTTGACTGACTTATATAGGATAGCATGGGTAGGGCGCCCTGTCAAGCCCCCTTGAAGTAGTCTTTTCGCATGTACCTTCCCAAGATATTAGAGTTATAATACTTAGGAATTCCATCGACAAGAGACTCTGATAGTACATTATTTAGAAACAATTGTTTAGTTTCTTCAAAATTGCACATACCTTTTGTAGTATGTAGCGATAGAATCTCTCTAGAAAAGTAAAGTTTACCGTACTTCTTGATATCCTCTTTTAGTTCTGGACATGATCCATAATAATTTTTCCAATCAGATTCTTGTTTAACTCTTCTTTTCTTACCAGGTGGAGTTCTATAACTCCAGAAGTATTTTCTACCTATGTAAGATCTTCCAGTTTTAATGGATTCTATTCGATAAACAAAACCGAAGTAATCTTCTATCTGATCTGAAGTAAAAGGTGCTGCATCATATATCCATGGGTTCTCATAATCTAACATTAAATAACCTCTAATCTCTTAGAGGTATTTATAGAGTATGTCTTGAACCCTCACAGAGTTATTTTACAGGGAAAAAAAGGGGTTGTCAAGTGGTCTTTGTCACCCGACAACCTTGCGACGACGATATTTGGGTTACCCCGAATCTATTTATGCGAAGATACGTCCCCATCCGCTCTTAGGACCGTCAGGAAGCCACCTCTTCTGCAGGACGCTACGAGCGTAGACAGCACCATCTCCGTTGCTCACAGCACCCGTATACCCATCGTTGAGGGATCCATAGGGATCGTTGACCACGTAATCGCCTGCAGGGGTCTTACCCACTACCACGAGCATGTGCCCTCCTGTAGGGGCACTGAGGGATCCCCTATGAAGGATTCCGATCACCACAGGACGACCAGCAGCAAGTTCCCTATCCAGATCCTCGAATCCTAGGGAATAACTAAAGGATGACTTAACTCCATAAGAAGCAAGCACTCTAGTTTGTACTAAGTGATCTGTAGTATCTCCAGTTGAGAATACTTTCTGTACATAAGCATCATCACCTTTAGATCCCTTAAGAGTTCCTGGTTTTAGATACTCAAGTACCATAGCACAAGCAGAACTATTGCAAGTTCTATCTGCATCTCTGTAGTTATCTGTCTGTGGGAAGAATGGAACATCAAGTACAGAGGACTTTGGTTTCTCTGGTTTGGTTCTGAATGTCTTCACCCATGCAGAAGTATCTTTCATCTCTTCTGGTAGTTTAGCAATAAGAATCTTTTCCAGCATTCCTGCTGCTTCTACATGCTTAGGGTTCTTCTCATCGTAATGCTTGAAGAAATTGTGTAAATCTATAAACTCCATTGTGTATCCTCCTATTGGTTTTCTCCATAAATCTCCTTCGGCTTTACGCCTTCTTAGTAATCCTGCTTCAACATTAGATCCAGGATCACGATATAACTCTAATGTTTTAGGTATTGCTGCCCAATTCTTCTCTCTCAGATTGCGAGAGATAGTATCAAATCCTTCACTGCCATAAAAATTCGCCCCCAAGTTATACGCAAAACTTAGGAGCGCACCTTTTTGATTATCATTTAGTTCATCCCAATAGGGAATCTTCTGGACTGCAGGAAGAAAATAATTCTTCATCTGAAAGTCCAGAAGACTATCTGCGTACTTTTGAGTAATAGTTCTTCCTAGTTTAAAGGGACTACCATCAAAATCTCTTGTACTACCCCATCCAATAGTGATTGGTTCTCTACCAGTTTTGGGATCTGGATATGCATGTAGATGGCAATCCTCAAAGGCCTTGATTAATTCAAGACCTGATTGAGGTGTTTGGGTCATAGTTGGAATCCTTCAAATGTGTTTTTAGTTACATCCTGCTTAATGCCGCCAACAACGTATGATTCAATTTCAGTTTCCTGTGGAGCATTTTGCATCATCTTAGAATTCAACCAGTGCTCAGTCCAGGGAAGAGGATTATTCTTTGCTGGAATATCATAAATTGCTGGAAGACCAATAGACTTCATGCGACGATTAGCAATCCACTCAACATACTGTGAAAGCAGCTTAGTATTTAGTCCAATCATAGATCCATCTTTGAACAGGTATTCTGCCCAGTTCTTTTCCTCATCTACAGCATTCCTAAACATCTCAACAATATTATTCTTCTCTTCCTCTGCAATACGAACCATATCTGGATCATCACCAGCAGCCCACTTATTCAGAATCTTCTGAGTAAGAACTAAGTGTTGGGATTCGTCTCTGGCGATGAGGGAGATGATTTTGGCACTTCCTTCCATGAGTTTAAGTTCACCAAAAGCGAAAGAGCAGGCAAACGATACGTAGAACCGAATTCCTTCGAGGATATTAACGTTAGCAATCGCTCGATAAAGTTTTCTTTTGAGTTCATATCTATTTTCTTGTGCGGTAGTAACACCCTCTTGAGCAAACTTCCAGTCATTAGAAGCACCATATTGATGTGCTGCAGATAGAAATTCATCGTAAGCAGCAGTCACACTATTTGCTCTAGCAATGATCTTCTCATCATCAAGAACAGTATCAAGAATTTCAGTGGGATCTGGATACACATTCTTAATGATATAAGTGTAAGAACGGGAATGAATCATTTCCATGAATCCCCACACTTCCATACATGCTTCCAGTTCAGGTAGAGAACAGTATGGAAGGAAAGCAATACTAGGACCACGACCCTGAACAGAATCAAGAAGAATTTGGTATTTGAGATTCGATGTAAAGATGTGCTTTTGTTCTTGGCGAAGTTGTTGATAATCGGCACGATCCTTTTGGAGGGAGACCTCCTCAGGTCTCCAGAAATATCCAAGTTGAGATTGAGTTAGTTTATCAAAGTCTGGATACTTATATGAATCATACCTTTGGACTCCAAGAGGAGCCCCAAAGAACATAGGTTGTTTTTTAGTGTCAACTTTTTTTGAGTTGAATACAGTCATTGATTCTACCATTAGTTTTCCTTCTCTAGATTTTACACGAATCACAATCTTCTTCAGCTTCCAATAGTTCACTAATCAGATCGTCCACGTTCTGTTTTGCCTCATCATCACCATCCTTCTTAGCATCATAAGTATTCTGATAGTAGGAAGTCTTCCAACCATACTTGTATGTATTGAGGAAGTCTGTTGCCATCACTGACACAGGAACTTCATTATCGGCATAATTTTCTGGATTATATGACCAGTTTCCAGAAATCGCTTGATCGAAGAACTTTTGCATAACAGCAACAATATTAATATAACCAGTGTTGCTAGGCATATCCCAAAGAAGCGTATAGTTGTTCTTGAGAGATTGATAAGAGGGGACAATCTGCTTGAGAGGTCCTTTCTTCGATTTCTTAACGGACAAGTAACCTCTAGGTGGTTCGATTCCATTTGTTTCGTTTGACACAACGGAACTGCTCTCCGATGGCATCTGTGCGGACAGTGTTGAGTTCCTGAGACCGTGAGCCAAGATGGATGATCTAAGACTTTCCCAATCATAATTCAATTCATTAGGTACGATTTCATCAACTTCCTTTTTATAGGTATCAATTGGAAGAATACCATCAGCATACTTAGTACGATCAAAGTATCCACAAGGACCATACTCTTTAGCGAGTTGGTTGGATGCTTTCAGTAGATAGTACTGGAATGCTTCAGTTAGATCATGAACCAGTTTCCATGCACCAGGATCATCATAGTGCTCACCATGACGAGCAAGATAGTGTGCAAGACCAATGTATCCAACACCCAGAGAACGACGATTGAGTGTGGAAAGTTCTGCAGCAAGTACAGGATACTCCTGATAATCAATCAGAGAATCTAGACCACGAACAGCAAGATCACAAAGTTCTTCAAGTTCATCAAGGTTCTTCAGTTTGCCAACATTAATCGCAGACAGAATGCAGAGAGCAATCTCTCCCATAGGATCATCAATATGCTGAACTGGTTTTGTTGGCAGAGTAATTTCTTGACAGAGGTTACTCATCCATACCTTATCCTTGAAGGAAGAGTGAGAGTTACAATGGTCGATGTTCATGATATACAAACGACCAGTCTCAGCACGTTCTTTCAGGAGGTCCAGAATGAGTTCTTGAGCTCCGATAGTCTTTCTAGGAATAGACTCATTTCGTTCTGCAGCAACATACAGATCGTCAAATCCGTCAAGCCCAAAATTAGCACTAAGCTCAGGAACGTCGTGGGGACTAAAGAGTGAAATTTCTTCGTTCTTGATGAATCGTTCATAGAACAACTTGCTGATTTGGATGCTGTAGTCTAACTTACGAACTCGGTTATCTTCAGTTCCTTTGTTATTTTTTAATACAAGGATGTCTTCGATTTCCTGGTGCCAGATGGGGAAGTGTACTGTTGCTGATCCACCTCGGATTCCATTTTGTGTACAGCATCGTACAGTCGATTCAAACTTCTTAAGGAAAGGAACAACGCCAGTGTGCGTAACTTCTCCACCTCGGATCTTACTGTTGATACCACGGATTCGACCTGCGTTGATACCGATTCCTGCCCTTTGTGAAACATAACGACCAATGGCCATATCACTACTAAAAATGCTATCCAGGGTGTCATCAGAGTCAACCAGAACACAAGACGCAAACTGACGAAGGGTAGTTCGGACTCCTGCCATGATTGGCGTTGGGATGTTGATTTTGTGCTTGCTTGTGGCATCGTAGTACCTCTTCACATACGATAGTCGGGTTTCCTGAGGATAATCAGCAAACAGAGTAGCAGCAATCAACATATACATGTATTGAGGAGTCTCAAAAATGTTATTGTTGCTACGATCCTGTACAAGATATTTATCTACAACCTGACGTAGACCAGCATAGGTAAACAAGAAGTCGCGTTCATGATCGATAAAGGAATCGATCTTATCCCAATCATCCATGGAATATTTTCCTAGTAGTTCTCCATCATAAACATTTCGAGAAACACCACCAACAAGATGATCATGAACATTTGGAAATGCTACTTTCCAATTCTGTCCAAAGACATGCTTGCGTAGACCGAAAAGGAGAAGACGAGCAGCGACAAACTGATAATTTGGATTATCAAGAGAGATGAGATCACTGGCAGATCGGACAAGAATCTCTTGGATTTCCGATGTTTTAATACCATCATAGAATTGGATGTTTGCATTCATTTCTACTTGAGATGCTGAGACACCACTCAGACCATCACAAGCATGTTCTACCATCGTATGAATCTTTTCGATATTGATATACTCGATAGAACCATTTCTTTTTTCTACTTTTAGACCGTTGCTCATACCTTCTTCCAAGTGTTAAATTTAAGTTGTGCTTCTAAACCTTCGTAGATATTTGTCTCTACGATTTTCTGAACATCATGTCCAGCGAGTACCATATCGTTGAGATCCTTTTCATGTATGTCTGAAGGGAAAATTACGATTGGTAGTTTTCTATCTATTACCTTTTGCATCCTAGCAACAATCTGCTGGTTTCGTGGTTCATTGTCATAAACGAATACGAAGTTACTTTTACCAGAAACGAATTCCCAATCCACATCAGCACCAACCATAGCTATTGCATTAGTTAGAAACAGACTATCAATAGGACCTTCGGTAATAAAGACATCTTTAGTGTAATCAACTCCATCAAGATTATAGATCTTTGGATGAGAGTCATCTAGGATGGTAGTAATATACCTCAACTGGGTATTGTTTGTCAAGGATCGACCTTGAAAACCAAACCACTCACCATTCCTAATGAGTGGAATAATGATTCGACTATGATCGTTATCTACGTTGTCGAATGTATCTTTCTGAGAATTTACCCACGCTTTATATTTGGGGCAGTAGTAAAGTTTATTTAGTTTATCTTTGGGGATCTTCCGATCCAGTAAATACTTTTTTGCGGGGTGTACCTCATCGAGAATGGAAATAGGAACAACACCTTTCTTATCACTTTTGAATTTCGGTTTATCGAATTCTAGTTTTGGGTTGGGGGTGTTTGTTGCCTTTCCAGTGAGACCCTCTTTATATCGTTTTAGAACGTATTCATCATAGAGATCTGTAGCATTGTCCTTTAGGAAATTTGCAAGAGTCCTTCCGACTCCACAGTTATGACACTTGAAAAGGATGTCATTCTTTTTCAGATAGAAATACCCCCGTGTTTTAGACTTACTCTTATGTGAGTCTCCACAGTAGGGGCATCGGAAGTTATAAAGATTGTCTTTCTTTCGTGAAAATTTTTCCAGTCTGGATGAGACTAGACTCACATATTCAACATCAATGTAACTCATCTAGATTGGGTTTGGTTGCTCCCCCCATTATAGGCCATTCCCAGCATGTTGTCAACAAAGGGGACGACGAAACCCACGATCAGGACGGCGGCACCAGTCAGGGCGGCGGCCTGCCATTTGAATTTTGATAATTCGGTTATATTGTTCTCTACAGTTTCCAATCTCTTGATAACAGATTTGTGCTCTTCGGAATTTTGATGCTTAACATCCTCTATCATTTTTACAATTAGGTCATCTGTCTTGATGCTCTGCTCAATACGTTCATCGTGCTTAGCAAGAATGTTTGCAATACGTTGATTGGATTCCGAGATTTTATCTACAGCGTTCTCCAACTTGTCTAACATCTCCCTGGATAGAGTTTCGTAGATGTTTAATTTAGACTCCAGTACATCTAACTTGGCGAGTTCTTTGTTTATTGTATTGTTAAACATCTCTATATCCTCAGGATTGTGTTGAGTCTAGAGATCCACTTTTAGCATTCTGTTGTAGTGTTTTCTGTTGGGACTGCAATCTCTTTTGCATTTCAACTTTCTTCTGCTGTAATTGCTTTTGCATATTTTGCTTAGCAAGTGCAATTCTTTTTTGTGCGTCCGTCTTAGCAACTTGTTGCTTTTTAGATTGGTCCTGTTTTGCCTTTTGTGGATTATCTAATGTATTCGCTAAAGGTTGGGGTGAAGGTATAGCAGTTTGATTCATACTCGCCTCTAAAACTACATCTGCAATTCTCTTCAGAGCTTTTGATCTTTTTTGGGTATAAAAATCAATTACTTCTGTCGGAAATATTCTTTTAATATTTATAATTTGCCCATAGTCACGAAAATACTTACGCAGTTTATTCTTAACTTCTGTTTCAGTTTTCCCATACAGAATAACTTCGCCAACTCCTGCAAGTTTAACTTGAAAAGCATAAGTCATTGTGGACTCATAAATTTTCTTTTTTGGTTTTCTCCTAATAATTTTAGAACCCTTTAGTCTACCAGGAGGTTCTACTGCTGGAGGAAGAGATGTCTCTACTCCAGTGCCCACAGCATTAGTAGGAGCAACACCAGCGGATATAGCAGATTCTTCATTCATCTTATATACCATTTAATTGTATTTGTATCGTGTTGTCGATTTCAACATCATTTAAGAAATTTTCAGGCCACCTGTTTAAGAACAATAAAAATGTTTTTAGACATGACCAATACTCTTTTTCTAATTTATATAGTAATAGGGGAGTTGCTGCTTCTCCCCAGACATTATACAAAATAATTAGATGATTAAGAATAAGATGAGTTCTTGCCACATTACTTTTCAAGTAACGTTTGAAGAGTCTCTTCAGATATTTAAATCGTTGAAGATCCTCCTCAAAGTCTTCATATGTAGCGGATTGAGGATTCTCATAATTCTTAATTGCGAATAATAAGAAATTATCCTCGTTTAACTCATCAAATTGCATAATCTATAATCTCATCAGGTTCCGAATGTTAAGGTTGCTGCACCGTTAGAAGTTACTTCCTCAGTACCACCAGCAGAGGTGATCTTGACTCTGTATGCAGTTCCATTTAGGGTATTGTCAGTTACACCAGCAACAGTTAGAGTTGCACCCGTGTATCCAGTGTAGATTGAACCATCAGTGGTAGCACCGATGTTAACCCAACGAGTTGCAGAAGGAGCAAGTCTCTGCCATGCATAAGCAAGAGTTCCAGGAGTTCCAGTAGTGGAAGTAGTAACTGCGAAGGTTGCACCACCAGTCGTAGTGGTTGCACTAGCAGGTTGACCAGTGATGGTTACTGCAGATGCTACGTCTGCTGCGATTGTATCATCAGTCTGAGTCTCATTAGCATTCGTATCGGGATTGCTGAGAGCAACTAGTTTCTCTGCCTTGTGGCGGGTATTACCTGATGCATCAGTATAGGTGTAGTATGACCACCAACCAGGGCCATCAATACCACGAGTGCGGTTCTCGTTTAGTGCTGCTTCTGTCTCATCAACAAAAACGATTGTTGGAGTGATTGATCTTGAAGCAATGGTCATTGCCACCTTTGCTTTATTAGCGTTTGAATCTGTTCTTCCGTAAAGAGACATTGTGTTCTCCGATAAACTTTGATATCCTGTATTTATTTATAAAAAAGGGGTCTTAGTGAGACCCCTTTCCATATAGCATTGCTCTGATTAGATGTCGTATAAAATCTATAATACCGTTTTCCTTAAATCGTTTTGTCTTAGCGAGGTATTCTGAAAATGCTAGGAGCAATCCCAGCACTACAGTAATACCCCAATTAAGAACTAAACAACTGATCACTGACAGTTCTTAAGAAGTGCCGTGCGGACAGTACCAGCAAGTAGATCATCAATGTCATTGTCAGTAGTTTTAGCATAACGCTCAACTAGTTCAACGACAAGTCTCTTAGTGTGGCATGAACCAATAAGAGCAAAAAGAATTGGTTTTACAACCTCTACGATAGCGCCCATAATTAATCTCCTTTACTATTTTTTAATGTATTGGGTTTCCCCATCTATTTAGTCAAACCTACTTGAATACATTCCCTTATTTGCTGCCTTCTCTTTAGAAGTATGTCCATGCTTGACAACTCTAGAAACTTGGCGATTTACTCTTCTGTTTTGGGTTTCTTGAGGAGTTTCCTTAGCACCTCTTTCCTTAGGTGCTTGACGAGAACCAGGATGATTCTGCTTGTGTGCTTTTCCTTCTACCGATTTAGAGATATCAAGTTTAGTTCCAGTCTTCTTTTCGTGCTTGTCTAGAACTGCTTGGCGTTTCTTGACTGCTGCTAGAGATGCTTTTGCTTTCTCTGCACGACCAGAACGACCAGCATCACCACGATCCACACCTTCTTTATCCATTCTGCGTGCTTCCATGAAGTCTGAGAATGATAGCATTTCTGTTTCCTCGTTTCTAGACTTTGCCTTTGCTACTGATGATGGATAAGAACTCTCTTTACTCTTAGGAACATTTGTTCCCATAATTTCTCTTCTTACTTGACCAGCATCTTTTTTCCAGAATGGGTTCTTCTTAAATTCGTGCTTCTTACCCTTGGGTTGATCCCTCTTCTTTTCCATTTTCTTCTGTGCCGCTGAAAGATTGCCATGTCTAGCATACTCTTTCTCACCAGGACCACCTTTCTCAAATGATTGAGTATCTGGATTATCTACACCTAGTTGCTTTCTCTTTGCCTGTGACTTTTCCTTTGGGGTATATCCAGAAGGATTTGGATTCTTCTTGTCGTCCCAAGCAACCTTTCCTTCAGTCTGCATTGCTTCTCTTCTTGCCTTTGCTTTGGCAAGTAGTCTTGCCTTTGCTGCATCACGCTCATCAGCAGGAATGCTGAACATGTTGCGATCAGTCTTGAGTTTCTCTGCAGGAGGCTTGATGTCTGCCTCCTTTAGACTCTCACTATCAGGATTGATTTTGACTGATGATTTACCACCAGAGAGTTTTACCTCTTTCTCCCTATCAGAATATTTTCTTTCTTGAATGTAAGATTTAAATGCCTTCATTTGTCTACCCTCAGAATTTTACTTTAGAACCTAGTACTTCTCTCCAGGAGTAATTACGAACTTCAAGACCACCGTTATCTAGAGAATCACCAATCATATAGTTTTCTCCAATTTCTCCCATTGCTTTTTGCTTACGAAGTTTCTTAGGATTCTTGGTTACTGAACCAGATCCATATGAAGTCTCCAAATCGAAGGCACGTTCAGACCTTCTTTCTGTTCTATCATCAGCAGTCATTTTACCTCTTCCATGATGAGGTCCACCTCTAAGAGATCTCCACATATGCTTCTCAGCAGACTTCACTTTTTTAGTCTTTTCTCCTTTTTTAGAATACTCAGATGCGGGTTTATTAGTTCTCTTTCTAACTAGGGCGCTATATGCTGCAGATGCCTTTGGAGTTTTACCATAGGAACCTTCTGCTTCAAGAATTGCTTCAATATCTTCAACATCTAGTTCATTTGCCATTAACCATTCTGCTTCTTCCAGAGTTTCTACATATCCTTCTGCACAAAGAAACTCAAGAACTGTATCAAAAATTTCATAATCTTCCTTAGAAAACTCACCCATTGCTTTTTGCTTACGAAGTTTCTTGGGATTCTTGGTTACTGAACCACCATGCCCTTCACCATCATATCCAGTATGACCATATTCATCAGCACCTCTGGACCAATTTCTACGAGCTTGATCCATTGGACCTCTCGAACCATGACGATTATTGCCACTTGCTAGTCGGTTCTGTCTGCTTGCGTGCTTTTCTGCTGCCTTTACTTTTTTGGTTTTCTCACCTCTTTGTGAATACTCACTTGCAGGTTTACGCATTCTACTAAGAGTCAGTTTGCTCATTGCAGATCTGGCCTTTGGAGTTTGTCCATAAGAACCTTCTGCTTCCATAACAAGACTATACAATTCTTCGATTTCATCTTCGTCTAGATCTTCCATTAACTCAAAGAACTCATCTTCATTTTGGATGATTCCTTCAGCATATAACCAATCTGCAACTACCTCTACATCAGAAAGGAATTGTGCTTCTTCATCGAGAACTTCCTCATCGAGTTGCTCAGCAGTATCATTGATTACTACTTGATCTTCTTCAAAGATAACCTCGAATCCATCTTCGATAGCAGCGATTACTTCACGAACCTGCTCCTCTTCGTATCCTTCTAGGATCATGTCTGCTGCTAGTTCAGCATACTCTTTCATAGGAACACAGTTAGGAACTTCCTTACCACCCTTCTTCTTCATACCAACCATTTCATATCCTTTCCAGCAAGGGCCTTGCTCTTCATCAAGTTCAACTTCTTCCTTATTATATGCTTTCCAAGCAGTAGCGTAAGCAATACCCTTTTCCTTTTCGGATACACCACCTTTCTTATAACCTGCCTTGATGTGCTTAACCATACGCTCATACTTAGCGCCTGGAGGTGCCTTCTCTTCGATCTGCTCTACTTCTTCATTACGAATCTGACTGAGAAGATTATCGAGATTACTCTTTGACTTTTTCTTAGCGGTTGCTGCCTTTGCCGCTGGTTTCTTAGCAGCAGGTTTTGCTTTTGGTGGAGTGGATTCACTTCCTTTCCATGGATCCGCTGGTTTTTCTGCTGGTTTCTTAGCAGCAGGTTTTGCTGCTGGTTTTGCAGCGGGAGCAGACTTACCTCTACCCTCATCGTATCCTGCCTTTGCAGTCTTAACAACTTTACCTGCTGCTTTACCAGCACCGCGAATTGCTTTCTTTAGACCAGACTTGAGACCAGAAGCAATTCTTCCTAGAAGACCAGGACGCTTGGTTCCAGTTGCAGTTTTCGATCCAGTGTTAGGAGAATCTTTCGTTGAATCATCTCTTTCTCTTCCACCAGGAGCATCCTTAGATGCTGCAGATGCTTTCTTATATCCAGCAACAGCAGATCCAGCAACTTGACCAGCAGCACCCGCTACTTTCTTAGCAACTGCTTTGGCACCAGAAGCAACTTTCTTTACAGCAGTTTTTACTTTTGCAAGTCTGCTAGGTCTGCTTACTTCTGAATTAGAATCGTGTCCAACAGTTACCTTTGCTTCCTCAAGGTAGGTTAGTTCTGACTCAATATGCTCAATTAGAAGAGTTTCAAGTTCATCAATCTCAAAACCTTCTTCTAGAGTTTCGTAGAAAAATTCTTCAACAACTTCTTCGATGAGAGTGTCAGAAAGGAAAATAACTTCTTCATCAGTTAGTTCATCAAGAACAGATGAGAAATCTACAGACTCCTTCTTCTCTTTTTCATCTTCCTTCTCGTCTTCATCTTCCTTCTCTTTCTTAGCCTTCTTCCCCTTCATTTCATCATCTTCCTTTTCATCCTCATCATCTTCTTTTTCAACTTCTTCTTTCTTCATTGCCTTTTTAATGGCACGATCCTTCACACCAGCATATTCGTGCGACTCATCTTCTACGGTTCCGTCGCCATCATAGTCCTTCGATTTCTTTCCAGACTTCTTATACTTCTTCTCTTGGTCTTCACCAGCATCATTTTCATCTTTGGTTTCTTCGGACATATATCCGATTTCACCCAAGATATCCTCAATACCAGAAAGTTTAAAATTGTTGGTAAACATCTTAATTCCTTGCGAGTTTTTAATTCCTTCTATTATTTAGTGTTTTTGACTTTCTTCATCCAACCACCAAACGTAATGCGTGGCTGTCCAGGAGTAAGTTTTTGAACTGCATCACGGTACTTATCAGTGCCAACTTCCCACTGTGTTTCTGGATCTTCACCTTCGGTTAGTTGTGTCAACCAACCACGATGAGATGTATCAAATTCATCAACATATATTACATAATTGGTTCCACGATGAAGAACGGTTCCTGTAACGCCAGTATCTAAATTTTCAACCAAAGATCCAACTGCGAAAATCTCTTCATTGAAATATGCTTCTCTTAGATTTTCATAGTCAAGTTCAGGAGCAATCTGCCACATCTCTGCTTTTGTTGCAACGTGCATTCCGTCTTGAACTGCTCTGAATAATTTTTGCTTATCAGTATCTTTTAGTGTGTCGGGAATACCTTTCTTAAAAGTTTCAAAGTCATCTTCCATCGCTGCTTTACGCATCTTAGAAGCAGACATTCCGCTAACATCTTCTGCATCAGCATCTCTTTCACCTGCAGAAATGACCTGAATATTGTTGAAGTTGTAAAGGGATCCATTGTATTTTTGTGCTAGATTTTGAAACTCAGAAACTCTGTCAGAACCAACAACAATATTAACATCAGTGTATCCTTCTGCTGCCACTGCTTTGAGTACATCAAAGATGTTTCTCATACCCTCATCATTGACAATTGCATCAGAATAATCAGGGAACATCTTCGCCATCCATTCCGCTTTCGTATTTGGATCAAGAGGATTCTTGGCAGGATCTACAGAACGAGAAGGGTAAATACGGAAATCACCTTGCTTTGCAGCAGAGGCAACTTGAGTGATTAGTTTTTCATGACCAATTGTAGGAGGATTGAAACGACCAAAGGTTAGAGTAATTGCCATTGGAGTGCCAGAATCTTTGGCAGCATCTTGCTCTGGAGCAGCAGGGTGATCTGTTGGAAGTCCAGCATCTTTCGCAGAAACTTTAATTAGTTTCTGTCCACCTTCGGATCTATAAACCACTTTCTTGGTTCTTGGATTTGCGTATTTACCATATCCCACATGAACTAGTCCAAGTTTCTCTGCCTCTTGAGCGGCCTTACTCTTTGCTTCACTTAAAAAATTGGTATATCGTTTCATTTACCTTGTATATTGGTATTTTCTACTTAGTATTTATCCTGCTTACTTTTTCTGGTAGTCGCACATAATGTGTGATGGGTATACACCAGATTGCTTATTTCTAATATTGAATTGAAACTTGTACTTGGCAGACTCACAAGATACGATAACTTTCTTACCTTTACCAGTTGTTCCTCCGTAATATACTGTGATTTTTCCAGTCAAAGATGCGGCACTTCTTAGGTATGAATCGTCAATATCATAAACAGCAATTTTACTTCCAGTACCATGAACCATGGTATACCCTTTACCAATCATTTGTTTCAGGAGATTCTCCATCTCTTTCTTATTGCAGGTATTAGTTACATCAACTTCGTAATTTGGAATCTTGCCTGAGTGAGGATAATTATTAAATGCATCACAAAAACTAGTTGTACTTAATCCAAATAGTTTTAGTACAGTCTGTGCATTAGTATTCAATTTGTATTGTTTCATCTCCGTTTGCTTGAATAGAGTACCAACTCCAATGTTTGCAAATGCAAGAGTGCTTCCATACTTCAGTGATAGGTAGGCCTCTTTATCACCGAATTTCAAAGTAATATCAGTAACAGTATTTCCAATATCTATACTCCCATTACCAAGTCTAAGACTACTACCAGAAATACTTAAAGGTCTCTTCTGGTTTAATTCTCCAACAGCAATAACTTCGCTAAGTGGTTTCTTATATTTCTGTCCAAGTTCGGTAACTATTTTCTTCGCTTGTTCTCCATACTTACCTGTCAACTTTCCAGTTTCATAGTAATCGACTAAGGATGAAAATAAATCTTTCTCAAACTGAATACCTAAATTTATCTTTGCGCCCTTACCAGATTGTCCTCCAAATTCAACTGTCTTCTGGAGATCAGTAAGAGTTACCGTTTTAATTGCACCAGTATTTTCATACTTACCAGTGAAAAATAACTTTGCAGATCGGTCATCTAAAAATTCTAGTATCCTTGAGATTGCGGATTCTTTCTGCTTATCATCTGTTGTCTCCCAAGCATACTCACCTGCAGGAGTCTCAACAACAAGTGCATGGGGTATGAAGACACCATCTGGGCCAACGAATCTATTCTCATATCCATTCAGACCAAAAAATTTATCTGCCAGAACTTCGACATTATTTCTTTTCTTAATGTCACCTTTAGATAAATTGGCCATAAGAAAATTCCCCCTCTTCTCATTATTATTTAGAGAAGAGGGGGAATTTTTATTATTTTTCTAATTCATCAGTAATTTGAAAATATTCAATGATGATGTCATCATCGGTCATCTGCTGCTCTATTTTCCGATTTAAGAACATCAAATACACCTTCGGGATAACGCTTAAGTAACTTAGCAACATTTTGGAGAATGACTTCATCTAAAGAAATATTTAGTGCCATACATGCCTGTGCTACATACCACATCACATCTCCAAGTTCGATGATTAGATGCTCTCGGTTATCTTCATTCCAGGGTTTACCTTGGAAGATCATCTTCTTAACAATCTCCATGAACTCACCGCCCTCAGCATTAATACCAACAGCAGCGGTCAGAAGTCGCTCAATATTAACACCTTGCTGATTAAGTTCAGCAAGTCGAATAGCAAAATCATCATAATTCTTAGATGCATCGCTAGTCACAAAATTAACAAACTCAAGATACTTACTGGTATCAACTTCATTAATTTGCTTTTCTTCAGCACCATCAGTTGGGACTGTACCAAAACCATTAGACATAAATTACCTCAATACTTAAAGTCGGTGAATGTTTTTCGTGTTGATTTTTTAAACAAGTTTTCTGGTTCTTCATCTAGTTCTTGACCAGAATCAACCAAATCATCTTGTGCGGATTGCTCAACATCATACAATCTCATCTTGGCCCTGTCAATACCAACAATGAATCGTTTGTTCATTGTGGGATCATTATAGCGGTTTTTCAACTGTTTGACAAGGATCTGGTTCATCTGCTCCAACTCCTCCGTAGAAATCAAAGCGAACATTAGGTCTGCAGTTGCAGGTAGACCGAAAGACTCAGATGTATCCGTAAGTTCAACATCAGTACTTCCATATCCGCTACGAGTCGTTTGAGTTGCACTGACAATAGGAACATTGAATTCCACTGCCAAACCACGAAGTTCCTCTGCGATTGATTTAACAAGAGTATAAGAATTGATATTACTTCCACCCTTAAACCTTGAAGAGGAGCAGATATTTAGATAGTCAATAAAGATAATATCAGGTTTAAATCCTTTCTTCAGAGCAAGTTCGTTAAGAAGAGATTTAAAGTGTCCCGCGTGTGCAGATGCCGTTGGGTATTCTTTAATGATGAGTTTACCCACAGTCTTGCGAGCAAGTTTGATAATCTTACTTTCATAAAGTTGTTTAGGTAAATCCTGTAGTTGCTGAATATTAATGTTCAGCAGATTGGCGTCGATTCGTTCTGCGATTCGTTCTTCTGCCATTTCCAAGGTGATGTATAGAACATTCTTACCTTGAAGAAGAGCAGCAGCACCAACGTGACACATGAAGAGAGACTTACCGACACCTGTTCCTGCCAAGGCAATATTGAGTGTTTTTGAAGGTAAACCACCCTTGGTGATCTTGTTAAAAAACTCCAGATCGAAGGGTATCTTTTCTTCTTTACGATGATAGAAATCATAGCGTCCCTCAAAGTCATCAATGTAATCGTGACCGACATGCTCATCGAAACAAACACCAAGAGCTTCTTGTAGAATACTTGGAATAGCATCACGACTCTTTGTGTTATCTTTTCCGTCTGCAATCTTAATTGCTTCTAACAGAGAAAGATATACTGCCCTATCCTTACACCACTTCTCAGTAGTATTAACCAACCAGTCAAAGTCAACTTTATCTTCAGTTAAAGATTGCAGTAGTGTTAGTACACTCTGAAATCCATCATGACTTAAATCGGTTCTATGTTCAGACTCAATTGCAATAGCATTTAATGGTGGCAATGTCTGATAAGTCTGAACATACTTATTGACCTCATCAAAAACTACACGCTCTTCTATGCTCTCGAAGTACTCGGATTTGATAAATGGAAGAACTTTTCTACAATACTTCTCGTTATATACGAGATTCTTTAATACCAATACTTCCAGTTTATCCATCATAGGTAATGACAATAACTTCCAACAATGTACTTAGTTTCCGATTGGGTGGGCAGACCCGCATGAGGGAACATCCACAGTGGCGGGAACACCAGTATCCTACCACGCTTTGGTTGGATTGACAAGTCCAGATAAGGAAATCTTGTCTCTCCACCATATTCGATATCATTTAGATATAAGAAGAAGGACATGTACCTTCTTGCAGAATTGTAATTACCTACGTCCACATGTTCTGCAAACTCATCATCCTCAGGAAGATATCTTTTGATTCTAAGTTCTTCCAGAGCATACTGAGTAGGATGCTCATCTGTAATTCCATTATCAACAGTATACAAACTAACTGCTGACATAAAAGTATCCACTAATTTCTGATGGAGTTCTCTATCATGACCAGTGGATTCATCACCATCTCTGGTGAACT